CATACTTTAATTTCTTCGATGTCGTATTGATTCCCTAGGTCTACTTGCACGTAACACAATCCTGTACTACTAGGACTAATTGCATTAGCTAAATCCAAGTTACCATCTGTTATTTTGGTAAGCGGCGATCCAATAGGGAAATCTACATTAGAAGATACAGGCTTATTTAATGCTTTGTTATCGTTGAATTTGTCATATGCTTGAATCTCTATCCAATGATTTAGACTATCTACTGTATTGCCGTTAAGCCAATCACGGATATATCTAACTTTACGTTTTGCAATTTTAGACATTGTCGGCATTTCTAGTTGCATGATCGGGCGTATTCTATCATTTAGCCAATCAATTTCAATGCTGCTTTGCTCCTGTATTGTAAATCTAGCTGTTCGTTTAATTTCATTAAAAGCGCCGAAATCAATCGACGCCTGCTTAACACTATATAATACTTGTTTAAACTCATTCGCTTTATTTAGCAACTCATATTTAAATTTAACGGAACGGGAACCCTTCGCACCGTGCAGAGCGCTTTTCACTTCTTCATCTGTATATCCATTACGCGCCAAACTTATCATATTAAAATCCCCTCCACATAATACACCTTCAATGGATTGAACGACAGATTCCAAAATATGCGTGTTTCTTCTACTTTCAACGAATCAATCGTTACATATTCTTTCTTACCGAAATTATCTCTTAGTAACAAAATCTCACCAGCTTCAATTAAATCTCGCATTCTCACAACATCTTCATATCTACCTACCTTGTAGCTATATTCAAAATTACGGTCATAATTCTCCCCGAACTCTGTCATCGCATAGCTTCGTCCTGAGAATGCATTCGATACACTGCTTCGAGTACTTGTTTCTGAAGATGCTGCACGCTTTGTAAGTGTTACGTGGTAAGTTGGGTCTGACGCCAGAGATAACTGTACATTCTTTAGCTTAGCAGATACTGTAACGATGTCGCTGTCCATAAATGCTGTATTGTCACCGATAACTCGCACGTAATACTGAATATCAACGCCAGATCGAGGGGTATAATCAATATAAGTCCCTTCTGTACCGCTATCCTCACCGTCCGAGTAAGGTGTAGTTGTTAGGAATGCCCCGTCTAGTAGTACCCATCCTTGATAACCATCATTTCGGTATATCTCGGCATGCGTAATGGCTGGTATCAATCCCAATGGTGCAGGGTTCTTGATATTAATAGATACATAACCATTTATGTTATCTGCATTGATTGTCAATTTAGGCTTAAGTGGCGGCGTATATGACACAAGGAAAGGTGATATAGCAAAGTTACTCCATAATCCTGTACTATCTCTCACGGACACCTCAACAGTATGCCTAGTGTTATTAGCTAAATGGGCAGACACAGTAGCAGCCTTATTCGGACTGTTGCGTTGCTCTTCAAATACCACTGTGTTATTCTCATCGGTTACCCTGATCCAATACGCTAACTGTGTAGGATGAGACCACTGGATAGTTGGATTAGCAAGTACCACGATATCGTTTGCTAATGGATACGTTATTGTAGGTGGTGCTGGTCTAATTGCAGCTGATACAGTAGCGATAGATGAAAATGGGCTACTCAATCCTAGTTGGTCATATGTCCGTACTCTCCACTCTATTTGAGCCACAGGGAACGTTTCTGCCGGGACATTATAAAAGTTATCAGTAGTTGCTATAGTTACATTATTCCAATCCTCATTACCTTTCACTCTCCATTGGAAATCGAATTGTGACTGTGGATCATTCGTATTCGCATCATTGTGCTTCCATGAGAACGTATTAAGTTCGTCCTTACTTATAGCCCCGCCGTTTGGATTTAGATTAGTCGGAATGGTTGGGGCTACATTATGGATAATCGTAAATACATTATCGCTCATATCCCAGTTACTGTAAGTTGAACCATCGTATGCACGTACTCTAATCTTACACAGTGCGCTTTCTGTTTCATTTATGAAATCGTACTCGTATGATGTAGCACCTTCTTTTGTAAGAGATACAAGGTTTCTCCATGTTAACCCATTATTCTTAGATAACTGAATCTGATACTTTAATTTGTTCTGCGGTGTTGCAGCATCATACCAGAACTTGATAGCTAAATCTTGGTTAGCGTAGGCGTTTGGCTTGTTATCTACATACATCTCACCATCTGTATACAAGCCGTTGAAGACACAAGATATTGTAAAACCATCTGTCGCCCTACCAGCCACTTGTATTGCTAATAACGTTCCCTTTGGGATGTATACTGGTGTCGGCAAATCAGCACCTACGAAAGTATATCCGGTTGTTTGTTTAGGTATTGTTACAGGAACAGAAGAGTATACAGTGGTATTTGGCAGTCTTGTGGCAGGATCAATTCCAACGAGTTCAAATTTTAATTTCTCCTCGTAACTGTCCGTGTTATATACGTACATACCTATCTTTGTTATACTGCCAAAGTCTGGCATTTTGAATACTTGTCCAATTCTACTTTGAGCCCCTGTGTATGCTGTAGTAGCATTCATAGGTAGTAATTCAAAGATATTAGGATCAGATAAATCTGTTGATGGCAGCCATTCAATTGTATGTGAGCTATTCCATGTCTCACCACCATTAGGAACTGTTAAAGATGGTGCAGTTGGGACACGGTTATATTCAATACTGAACATAGGATTTTGACTGTACGTTGAAGTATCTTCACTCGTGTTAAAATCAACGTACTTACCTGTTGATCCATCATCAAGAGTCTGCCTAAGTTTAAATCCATTATTGACTAGGCTACCAGTAACCCATCTTCTTACTAGTGCTGTTATATCGAAATCCTTAAACATACCGTTCTCATAAGTATTGAATATCTGTTTTATTCCCGTTACTTCTGTTGTCGGCTGTTTTTCCCAAGTAACGCTTGATTCATACCAGTCACTTGTAACAGCTAATATTTCAAAAGCTCTTTTTGATGAATCGCTAGCTTGAAAAGAGAATAAAGAAGCTTTTGCCGATAGAATTTCAATATTTGACGGTAAACTAGGTAGAGCAAACTTTATAAAAGCGTGCTTGTCCCCACCGCTATTTTCCTTACTCCCTACTTGCGTAGACATTATTTTTGAATCGCTGTAGTTCGTAGTTGGATAGTTGCTATCTACGTAAGTATCTTGGCCATCTGTAGACGACGGGCGGACTACAACTGTAGGGTCAATCTCTACAGGGTAGATCAATCCTGATACGTCTGCACTCAATTCAATATATACATTACCCTCTTCTCTAATAATATTTTGTTCAACATCTCTGTGTTTACCTGAATCATCTTGTAGCCATGCTGGTTGTAATTTAAGTGACCCCGTCGTTAAATCGTCTCCTAAAGATCCTTCTACATTGAATCTAAACTTTGTAGGCGCTTTGTCTGTCTTCAAAATAATTGTCTCTTTTACACCTGATTCTGTTAGATCTAACAAAACATCTGTATCATTCCAAGCATCTTGGTAGTGCGCTCTGTTTTTGATAGTGCTGTCGATGTATGCTCTAGATGGACTAGCTCCAATTGGCGTCAGTTTCAAATAATCATCGCCGCGTCCAACTAAGTACCCTCTAGAGAATTCACGTGGTATTTGCACTTTAAATGGTACTGATAGACCTTGATAATCATAATTATCACGATTTAATTTATTATTTTCTACATCTTTAAGTGATCTCTCTTTCGCAGATGCTAGTAGGTACCTACCGTTTACCTCAACCGGACCGTGATAGTCGAATAAATCAGCTTCATCGTAAAGGTCAGTAGATATATTATGCATGTTACCTGCTTCATCTTCAAAGTGTACTTGGTTTTGATATACCTCTTCTGTGAAAGAACCGTCAAAATTGATCCATGTTTTAGAGAAGGGGGAGCGCTTGTTCAGCATTTCCCCGACTTTAAATGTTTTCACCATAGGTTAGCCCCTTGCTCTCTTCGTTTGTTTAAATGTATTAAAGAAATCCAGTACTTGCTCGAATTCATTCATATTATTAGGGTCGATATTGACCGTGATGTTATTTGTATTACCGCCATTGTTATGATTAATTGTTGAACTTGTTGACGCTGCTCCAGCAGATGCAGCTTGTATCTGAGGCATAGATACTAAATCAGTCATCAATGCGCTTACCTGTGGCATAGCTAGTTTAAGACTATCCGAGATAGGACCACCGAAGTCTAGTTTATCTAGGTCAGAGAGAGGACCAACTTTTGCGGGTGAGAACGGTAAGAAATCACGGACAGCACCTGCTACATCTTTAACTGTGTTTAACACAGCGCTCTTCGCATTCTCGATACCTTTTCTCATCATATCCATGAAGCCTTTACCGGCGTTGAAGAATGAATCCTTAATACCATCTAGCGCATCTGTCATTACCTTGCCGATTTTATCAAGTATCATGCTCCTTATCTCCATCTGCATTGACCATATACCTTTAATAAGTTCTGCGATAATTTTTACACCACACTCTAGTATTTTAGGAAGATTATCAATGAAAGCTTTAGTCAGCTCCACAATTATCTTCAGTCCAGCGTCGATTAATTGAGGAAGTATTTTGATAAGTCCATCAATTAGTGCCATTAAAATCTTCATACCTGCGTCAATAATCTTCGGTAGATTTTGAATTAATGTGTCGAATATCTTCACTATTAATTTCACCGCAGTATCTATCAATTGTGGAAGTATTTTCATGATTCCATCTATCAAAGAGTTTAGTATTTTAACGCCAGACTCTATTATCTTAGGGAGGTTCTGCACTAACGTCTCAACAATTTTCGTGATTAATTTTACTGCTGTTTCGATCAATTGTGGTAAAATTTTCAAAATACCATCTATTAAAGAGTTCAGTATTTTTACACCAGCATCAATAATTTTAGGAAGGTTTTCAGCTATTACTCGTATCAAAGTTTCTATTATCTTAATAGCTGAATCGATTAGCTTTGGTAAAGTTTTAAGAACACCATCAACGAGAGCCATTAGAATTTTAATACCTGCATCTAATATTTGAGGTAGTAATTTAAGAATTGACTCGACAAGTGTGATGATAATTTTTATACCTGCATCAATAATCATAGGCAGAACCTTAGTAATACCATCAACTAAAGTATTAATTATATTAGCTGCTGCATCAATCAATTGAGGTAAGGCACTAAGAATCGCATTAACTAAAGATACAATTATATTGATACCAGTCTCTATTATTATTGGTAATAATGTTACTAATCCAGTTATGAAAGTTGTAATAATAGAAGTTACTGCTTCAACGATTTTAGGTAAGGCACTAGTGATACCTTGCACCAGCATAACGAGTATTTCGACACCTTTTTCAACGATCATAGGTAAGTATGTTGTGATAAATCCGATGAAAGCCGTTAAAACTGAATTGATGATCGTACCTAGTTGAGCCATTAATTGCGATCCGCCTGTTACAGCGCCCTCGCCCATTCGCATGAATAGAGATATCATCGTGATAACTAATCCGGGGATACCGCCAATAAGCATACCTATGATGTTTGGCAGGAAAGTAGTAAATGCTTGAATGATAGGATCAAAGTTACCTTGAAATGCTTGCTGTATAGCGCTGAAAACTTGGATGAATGATTCTCGTAAAGTATTTAATACTGTACCCATTATCATTGCTGCACTTTGGAAGCCAACAGGTAAGTGGGTAATCCAATCATTCATAACGTCACCGACTGCGATAACGCTCCATAGATATTGACCTAGCGCAACCATATGTTGTCCGAACTGCTGAATAGGACCAAGCATAGATATAATTGCATTTCGCATATTTACAACAGACTGCCCTATTGCTTGCGCTGTGTTCTGGAATGGTTCTGGTAAGTGAGTAATCCAATCATTAAGGTGATCCCCGTCTACAGCCGCAAAGAATAGGTATTTACCCATTGCAGCTATACTCTGTCCGAAACTAAGTGCAGCTTGCCCGGCGGTAGCGCATGCACTCTTAACTTTACTTATTGCATTCTGAACTAACTCACTGTTAACTGCTGCGGCAAGCATTTCTTTACTTGTATTTAAGACATGCATTCCGAACTCTTTAATAGCGCTAGCTGTGGCAGTTACTACGTTTCTAAACGCTTCACAGTGATTCCATAGATAAGTGATACCTACTGTCAATCCTGCGATAGCTGCTGCTACTAGCCATACAGTACCGCTCATCGCTGCGAAACCTGTGATAATAGGCATCATTACCGGTTTGAATGAGAACAGTATAGCTCGTAAGCCTTTAAAATATCCAATACCTATTGACAATGGCGATAGTATTAACATCAAGGCGGGGACTAACATCATCGTACCTTGTATAAATTTAGCTAACGTTGGATGAGCTTCGTTAAACTGAATAACTAGATCAGCCATTCCAGCTACGAAATTATACAGAGGTATCATTACTGCTGCGAATGCTTCCTTCATAGGGTTTAAAGCTTCTGACAGCTTTTCCATCATGTTTGAATATGCTTCAGCATATTGTGGGTTCATTTCCATATTAGCACTGTGTAGTGCCCCATATAGCCCCATAGCAGACGCTGCCGCCAAACCGAACACGATAGGAAATGCCATAACCTGTTTGTCGATATCTCGCATTGTATTGCTTAATTGTTTCATGCTAGCATTTGGTCCATGCATTTCTAGTGCAAGCTGGGCAGAGCTACCCGAGTTAGCTACTTGCTCTATAGAGTTAGCTAAAGCCAATCCTGCCCTGTTAGCACTGTATAGAGGATTGTTCCAACTTGCATAGTTTTCACTAATCCTACTAGCAGTTGTACTCATATTGTTCATCATACCAATTTGTTGTAGCATACCCATCATGGCAAGCCTATTAGCATTAATTTGCGCATCTGTAACTTTCTTCTGCGCTGCGCCTAGTTCGGTAGCTTTATCAATCATTTCTTGGGTTGTGCCTGTCCAGTCTTTAGACGACTGTGCTAGTTGGAAGTACCCATGCTGTATACGAATCTGTTCATTGTATACGTCAGACATACCCATCTTCTGCGCTCGGAATGCGTTGTTCATTTCAGCCATCATGCGTCGAGACTCGTCGGATATCTGAACGTATCCACGTCGTATATCATTTGTCATCCCCGTAAATTCAGAACCATAGGCGTTCCGCATTTCCCTGCCTAATGTTCCAGCGTTTCTACCCATTTGGTTTAACTCGTTATTTACTTGATTGACTTCATTCCTAGTTGCTGTTGACATCCCATCAATACCGTTACTATAATCACTACTCATCGCTTGCGCTAGTGCTGCTATGTGTATCCCGATATTAGCAAGAGCATTATTTATATTGGTAACACTTTGACTAGTATCGTTCTGCATCTGGGTAGTTTCACTATATAGAGTGGTATGCATTGAGCCTGTAACACTACTAAGATTTTCACCTATGTTTCTTAGCTCATTGTTGATCCGTTGGACTGCTTGTCTAATGTCGCTTTGCATATTGTTTGATACGCTGTCCATGTTATTACCAATGTTGCCTAGTTCCCTGTTTATGTCTTGGACATCACGTCTTACATTACTAGTATCCAATGCGGTTTCTATTACTACCCGTCCGTCTGCCATTTAAGAATCACCTACCTTTTCATTAATTTCTTTTGTGATTCCATTCGACGATGGTAAGCTTCGTATTCCATTTGCTCTCGGATAGCTTTTGCTTCAGGTAACTCGTATAGCTCTTTCATTTGTTTGATGCGTTTACGTTCATCAGCATTAGTACTATCCTTTTTAGGTATTTCGCAAGTACGGTAGTGTATTGCAATTCCCATTGGTGTTTTATCGGAAAGGTTATTGAATAGAGCTAGGAACTCTTCCCATGTTAGCTTTCCTTGTTGTTCTAAGAGGTTCATTCCATAATCGAACAGGAAAGATGCAAAGATCCGTTCCGCGTCTATAACGAAGTCGACAATAGGTATATCTGGATCATTACTGTCATCGTTACCACTAGCGACATTCCTCTTTTTACCTGTAGAGGATAGATCAATATTTAACTTGTCCCTAAGTACGTCAATAAAGAATCTCTCTTTCCTAGCGCCGTCTAGTTGTGCAACTAAAGATTTATCTACCACCAACATATTTAATGCAACGGACGGTCTGGTGTTTTCCGGTACAGTCTTATCCTCAAACAATTCCAATAACATCAGAACATTGTCAAAAGACAGGTTCAACTCAACGTTGACACCTGCCCATGGGTAAACATCTCTATTTCTATCTGTTAACTTAAACACGAGTTTTAATGTTATTCAGATATTTATTTTGAACTTCCTCTGTTTTACTACGTGTCTCTTCTGCATAGATATCAGATAGATAAGTTACTAGCGCCATAAGGTTCATTACTGAACGACCTGCTTTTTCATATAATTCTTCAAACGTTCCATCTCCTAGAAATACCTCTACCACATGTTTAACTAGCTCACGTTGTGTAACTTGCATAGCATCAATCTCTGTATCTGTAATAGTTGTATAATCGATTTCCTTACCCGTTAGTTCTTTCGACTTATCTTCAAAGATACGAAGCTCTTTCTGGTATTTAGCTAATGCATCATCATCAAAATTAACGCGGTATACTTTACCTGCTACGTCTATCTCTTTATAAGTTTTCTCGAAATTAAATTTAAATTGTGTCATGTATATATCTCCTTTTTGATTTACATTTAAATTTATATAAAAAAAGACAGGGAGATTACTCCCCGTCTTGTACAATTTGTCCATCACCAACAAGTGTATGGTCTTCTTCTAAATTATCCCCGTTATCTACAAGTTCTACGAAGCTTGATTTAACGGGTTGTTCAGGGTGTGACAGGTGCTTCTGTAAATGTTGGTAATCCATCAAAGCTGATTGAGAACTCAATTTCCCCTTTAGAGTTAGCATCTCCACCAGGTGCTTTAATTTCCGAAATAGTTGCAGGGCCTTCCCACTTATCGCCGTTTGGTTCAGTAATATAGAAATTCGTTTTACGAGCAGGGCCTACCTTATTTAACAAACTGAAAATATAATCTTGTGCTGCATCTCCATAGAAACGATGACCCTCAAAAGCATAAGCCAGCATATATCCTGTTACATCTCGTTCTGCTGCTCCGCCTCCATCATAGTAGTAGGTTTCTTCGCTTTCCTCGTTCGAATCTGGATCAACCGATGTAATCCCTTTAGCAATACGTACTTTTGTAGGCGTTTGTCCACCAGGAGTAGTATCAATTTCAAATTTATATCCGTGGTTTAGTAAAAATGCCATATATTATTTACCTCCTATTTCTAACTCTGTACTAAACAGAGCGCTGTATATATACTCATTTGCTGCTGTTTTCTCAACGAAATTAGGCTCAACATATACATTGAGCCGTCTTAGTGTATATGAATCGTCAATAGCGTTAAAATTACGCCTTTGAACGTTATTTAACTCTCTTGTTATTGCTTCAATCGCATTCGTTGCTTCTAATTGGTTATCACTTTTAACAAGCAACTGGAATTGTTTTTTTAATATTTCTCCATCAAAATATTGCTCACCAGGAGCAGATGGTGTCATTCTGATGGCAATACTCTTCTTTGGTGTGTTATTAGTGCCTACATCCAAAACATCTGCTTTTACAGGAGCAAACATGATGCTTGGTGGTAGATTAGTAGTTAGGTGTTTTTTTACTGAATCTATCAACCATTTCATGACTATCCTCCTTTAGCGCAATAAAAAAAGCCATCTTTTAAGATGACTTTAAGTGTTTATCTTCTAATTCTTTTCTCGCTTGAATCGCGTCTTCTATATTGTCAAAACGTTTTGAACGGTAGTCCTTACCTTTAACTCTTATATAAGCTATATATTTGTTTGTCCTTTTTTCTAAACAAACACCGGTAACACCTGTAGAATTCCTTGGGCTAACTCGCTTGTTATGTCCTTGTTCTGATAATGTAGCCCATCTGCAGTTAGATGGTTCATAGTTTCCATTTACATCTATTCTGTCAATTGAATGATTTGGAGATGGTCTTTCTCCCATATCTTCTACAAATAAACCTGGTGATTTTCTCCATCTTTCACAAACGGTAATGCCTCTGCCACCATAATTTTTATACTCAGGGTTTTCCGGATTTTCACAGCGACCTATAATATTAATAATCGCTGCGTATTCTGGTGTTTTAGACATGCCATGTGTCTTTGCTCTTTTAGAAGTAGATTCTTTGTTGTAACAACCACATGATACAGTTCTCCCTGTAGCTAAAGCGTTCCGATTAACGATTTTATAATTACCGCATTCACAAATACATTTGAATCTGACATTATTATGTTTGTCATTTTCGACTCTTTCGACTACAGTTAATCTGCCAAAATTTTGACCTATTAAATTACTATTATTTTTTGGCCTTGAACGGCTAAAAAGTTCTGGTGGTCGAATTCCGCGTCTATACCTTCCAAGAATTGTCCTATAATTAACGCCTACATCAGCTGCCCATTCTGACAAATTCTTTTTCTTTCCTTCGTATTCCAAAAAAATATTACTTTTTCTATTTTTCAAGTGATTATGCAGAGGGACTAATACACAATTGTTCGGACTATAATCACGATTAATATCGATTCTTTCTATAGTCATACTATCTTCATATCCTGATTTAACTAACCATTCTTTGAATATAGTATACTCATGCCAATCGTCACATAACTTAATTCCTTTTCCACCGTATTTGTTAAACGACTGATTTTTAGGATTGTAGCATATTTGTTTAATTTGTGACCATAATTTATATGATTTAGTTCCAGTTTCACCATGTTTTTTATCATGATTTTTTTCTTTTTGATAGCATCCGCAACTGATTGTGTTTCCTCTTTTTAAATGATGAGAAGAAACTTCTTTTGTATTGCCACACTCGCACTCACACATGAACATAGTGTAACTATTTTTTCTTCTTGTATAATTTAAAACTTTTAATCTCCCAAATGTTTGCCCACTGATATCAACAAAAGGTCTACCCATAGCAAAACCCCCATAACAGTTATATTATAACCCTTATATAGATTTTACCATGGATACAAACTTTTATAAATTGTTTTTTATAGTATTTTCAACTATTCTAGCCCAATCAGTTACATTCCTAGCTTTTGCGCACTCAAACCAAAGCGATGACGCATTAGGGTTACTGTCACGTGAAAAATTAAAATTCACTCCATAATAAGTCCGCCGCGCATACGGAGTATTCCATTCAATATGACCTTCTCCCGGTCTACTAAAACGAATAGATGAACGCTCCAATTCACCCGTGTCTTTCGGTATAAAGAAGTTACTGTCTTTCAAAACTTGCTGATCTAGTACGAATTGCGTTTTTTGTATCGCTTCTAGTACTCTACTTTCAATTCCACTTGTATCAACCGTGATATTCAATCTAATCATGATAGCAGTGCCTCTATGTGGTGGAGTTTGCTGCGGTCGTAATACTCATTTATTTCATTAACAATCATTTCTTTGCCATTAAAGATGATTTTTGATTTCTCTTTAAATGTAATTGGGGTTGAATGTACTGCATCATGAAATAGTAGCGTCTTCATTACGACACTTTCACCATTGCCACTAGGAGAAACTGTACGTTTTGGTTCAATACGAACCCTCTCGAGTGTTACAGGAGCAGCATAATTATCATTACCGCCCCAAGTATCATCTTCTCCGATGTATTCTCGATACTCTACGGTATGGATTAACAATGAACGTCTGATTGGTTTAGCCATGTACATTCAGTCCCATATACAATAATCCAGTAGGCCGTAAGTAATCCTTAACAGTAATCGCATAACGGTCATAATAGCTAGGTTCCTCCTGTGCTCCTGCACTCATTCCATTCTCAGAATAAGACCCAACAGAAAATCCTCCGCCACCTTCACTTACTGTTGAAGCAGTTTCGCCATTGATGGCTAAAAACTCAACTTGTGCTGCGGTTGCTTTCTTTACTTGTTGCATAATAAAAGGCATTAACTTGTCTAAGTCAACGCCTTGCAATTTATAATTCGTAATATGATCAATTTGGTCACTAGCACGATTGATAAGTCGTTCTAATAACGTTTCATCTGATGCAGGAGTACCTTTGTATTCGTTATTGTAGTAATCAGCATCTATATATGCCATATGATCACCTACTTAACAGAGGATTCCTTCTTTAACTTAGCAATTTCAGATTTAAGTTTGCTATTTTCAACTTTTAGCTTTTCATTTTCGTCTACTACTTGATTGAACTCTGCTAACGAAACATTACGGCCACCCGTTGCGCGTTTGATAATTGTGCCATCTTCTTCGATTTGGTCATATCCATCTGCTAGATAACTATCTAAACGACCCTCATCAATATGAAGTGTCTTATTTAATTTCTGTACCTTTACAACATTACTCAATATTGTTCACTCCTTTTTATAGATAAAAGAGATGACTATATGCCACCTCTTTAAATGTTTTATAGAATCGTTAATTAAGGAGTAGTGATATTAAATTTAATACCATCTACTTTTTTCTGAATAGCGAATACATCCCAGTACTTACGCTCATAGTACAAATATTTCCCTGCTGTTGCTGCTGTTGGCTCATCTAAGTCAACAAAATCATATTTTTGAGGTGAAATAACAGATAACGGATGAACTAGAATCATATTGATTTGTTTAGCTGCTACATCTGGTACTGCTCCGTTAGTGAAATTGTAAGCAGTTTTCATACGAGATGAAGGCACTACTTTAATTGTTACAGCATCAAGATCGTAAATGTTACGATTTGCTGTACCATTGTTAGTATTAAGAACTAACATACGTTGGATTTCTTTAGCTTGTTTTAATAGCTTGTTGACTTGTGGTGTTACATATAAGATGCGACCTTCTTGTGGAACTTCTGAATCATCCATTTCCATCATGAAATCATCGAATGTGCTTAGTACAGTATCAGCAGTTAATGCAGTTGCGTTTGCTGTTTTCCCTGCTCCAGTAAACTCTGAATACAATTTAGAAGCCATGTACTTATCCATTTCTGGGAACTTCTGTTCACTATTAAACACACGAGTAATATTAACAATAGATAATGCCATGTTTGTTTCATCGATGTCCTGTGGGTCTACTAATGTTTTAAATTCACGATCATGTGCAATTGTTTTTGGTTCCCAATCATTATCAGCGCGGCGTGTATAGTTCCCTACTACATCACGGTCAACATCTGTATATCCACCTACTGTAATACGTGGGATTTGGATTGTTTTCGGACCTGTCCATTTAACACTTTGGTTATTTGGTGTATTGTACAGTTCTGCGAAGCTTAATCCAGTCGAAAATTTTTGTTGTAACCCTTGTTGATAATCATGTGCATAGTTTTTAGCCATGTATAAATCACTCCTATTTGTTTTAATTACATATTTTTAAATGCTTCCACAAACTGATCTGATAATGTAGGTGTACTCTTTTGATGTTGACCAGTTGTAAATGTAGGCTTTGGATTCTCTTGAGGTTCTTCCACTACACCTTTAAAGTGAGGGAACTCTTCAACTACCATTTCAATTGCTTTTGTGATATCTACATCATCACTAACCTTTGTTTTTGCTAGAGTAATTACAGCGTTTAGGTTCTTCTCTTCTGTAATTCCCGCCTTAATAGCAGCATTCTCAGCTTGTAAAGAGAAAATAGTATTCTCACTTTCTTTCGCTTGAGTTTGATACGTTGTAAGCTGCTCATTTAACTTATCTTGCTCCGACTTCTGACTGTCCTGCCATTCACGGAACTTAGCAAGTCCATCTTTGGCACTATTGAAATCTTCAATTCCTAACTGTTTTAATAACTTTTCCTGTGCTTTCTTAGCTTCTTTAGCTGCAACATTATTCATATCTTCTTGAGAGAACGTTTTAGGAGGTTCCTGTGCAGCTGGTGGCTCCGGATTTCCACCATTACCTCCTTCTGGTGTTGTTGGTGCAGCTGGTGGTGTAGTGCCTTCTTCACCCTCTCCACTTTCAGCAAAAAACTGTAAATCTAATCGTAATGGTCCTCCAAGCTTAATAGGTGCTTGATAACCCGTTTCTTTTTGTAACATATATATCCTTCCTTTCGGATTGTTCACTTTGTCTTCCGTTTTATTTAACGTCGTTCGCGGATAAACCGACAAAATAAAAAGAACGCATCATATACATTCTCTGTTTAAATTCTTATACAATTTGTTCCCTATTCTTACGACGCGTTCTACCACTTTCGTTTATGAAGTTTCTCATCTTCGCCTGTCGATCTCTTACCTTCTGTTTAGCTTTATTAATAGATACTTCATCTTTCATACCTTCAGCCATTCGTAATTCTTTCTTAGCTCTACGAATGTTTCTTTCAAGTTCTCGTTGTTGTTGGCTTTGTTTATATGCCTTATCTGTTTCTGATTTTGGATAAGGATGATATGTCTTTTTGTTTTTACCTTCGATGTATCCATAGATGACATGGCGACAATTCACACCTAATAAGCCGCTTGCTTCTCCATAACTCGTACTAGAAAACGGTGGATACTTTTTGCTTTTTCCACTTCTGCTGTAAATACGACCTTGATATGGAGCGCAACCAGGTCTAGAGTCAATGTGGCTACTTACTTCAATCAAATCAACCTCGTATTCATCCATTCTAGCGAATTGTGTTTCATTTGCCACTCTGTTTGATGTAGAACGAATTACCGTGTTTACATATCCTTCTGTTGACCATCTGCGCCCTACCTTATCAGTAATAGACGGAATACCTTTTTTGGCCCATCTTGCAGCAGTCTCTCTTAATGCCTGTTGTGGCGTTCTGAGTCCGACTAATACTTTAGCAGTTGTTTCATTCACAATATCTAAAAAACCTTGTCTCGCAGCCGATATCATTGTTGTATTGACTAAATTAAACGCTTCTAACGCAGTTTTTTCTAATGTAAGTAATATTTTTGCTATCGTGTTGCTTTTTTTGACAGGAACAACATCTGCATTGGGTAACATTGCTTGCAACTCTTTATCCTGTGCAGCTGCTCCCATATATCCAGCTTTATATAAAGCCTTCCTCACTTCTTTTTGTGTCATTTTCGCATGTTTAGCAATTATAGAGTAAGATTCATTAGTTAATTTTCCTAACTGCGCCAACTTCTCTATATTCCATTGCTTTATGTTTTCATTGGTTACATTTTCATCCATACGAAGTGCAATTCCCATGCGGTAAAGTATTTCAGCTTCGATTTTTAGGTATATATCAATTACAAATAGTGATAGTTGCTCGATCTGTTCTGGTGTAATCAATTAGATCACTCCAAACCGCTTGTTAAATCAAGTTCTTGCGGCATTTCAGCTTGTTTTTCTTCTTGGATTTCTTTTAATATTCTTTCTGCTTCTTCTTCTGTTACTTTTAAAACCTTCATGATAGCCATTTTCGCAGAAGTTAAACCGCTCATTTTAAGCTTTATCCAATAATCAGCGTTAGTATTTCTGTCCTCTGCAATGCTATCGTCAAAGTTAACCGATACATCGTATTCTTCTGGAGCAGAGTAGAATTCATATAGTTCTGATACATCTAAAATAACTGCAATTAGGTCTTTCAGTGCTTCCTCAATGATCGTGATATGGCCATTACGTGTTCTGTACGTCTTGCTGTTCTGACTAACGACCTCAGTAGCTGTTTTAAGCCCTTGTGAGTCAAAGGTGAATGAACCAGTACTGAATCCTGTTTGCATTGATAGGATGTTTAGTAAGGCGTTGATAGCAGCGATGTGTTCATCTACTCTTAATTCAACGGAAATATCATGAATCTTATTCATAGCTGCAGCGTCATCGAAGTTCATAGCTTCATATACTTCATCGTTAGAATCAAAATATCTCTGCATTTGACCACTTTGTGGGTCAACAATTGTTCTTACTGCGCTTGAAGGAACGATAATACGCTTCTTACCTAAGCGGAACTCACGCTCAAATGAATCAAAAGCAACATCTAATGATTGGATTGTATCCAAAGCAGCAGAGTAAATACTCACCCCTAGCCTGCTTGTTAAGTCAACATTATTCGCTAAGTTAGGCTTTATATAAACAAAAAGAGAACGTTTTAAGTTCTTAATTTCCACTTCTTCTTTTAAATCTGGATACATTCTATCCAGTGAAATCTTAACGCCTAAATCAGAGCCATCTGACTCATATAGTTCATTCCTAATTACATATACATCTTTTTCCCATCTATGCCATTCGAGCAGCGTATACTTTTTGTTGTTTTTTCTGCTCTCATTAATGAAAATACCTTCTGTAACTGTCTTTCCATCATCAGCAGTTGGTATAAAGCAATCTGCATTGACGAATCCAATGCGAACGCCTTTTTTATCTGCATATACCTTTGCAACGATTCCACCGATAGCAAACATGTATTCTAGATAGTTTTGAAACTGTAGGTAAAAGGAACTGTTTTTGAATACCTCTTGTACATAATTGTGTGTTTCTTCATCGGATAAGCTAATTTCACACTTTTCATTGAAAACAAGGTTCGCCATCTCAGCAGAAATTACTTTCGGCATACCTAATGTTCTCATTTGGCGCTTGTGTGAGTTGCCATCTACTGTTTGATACGTGACATCATGCCATTTAGGATAGTACCCCATGTATAACTGCTTCCACTTTTCAATATTGTTATACATTTTATCTGTCATCATGACATCTTTCATATCTGTTACTTTTTCGATTCCACGTAGTAGTCCCAATTTCGCAAGCCACCCCCTCACTTTTGCAACGATGTTTCCAAACATGTTTTCACCGCCTAATATTTTAATCCTAGTTTTTGTAGATTATCTTGAACATAATATTGAAAGGAATCGACTGTGTGATCATCTTCTTTAATAACCTTTGGATCATCGCTTTGTAGTGTATTTGCATCCCATTGATACTTTCTATGTTCTTCAATAAATATTTGATTAGCAGGAGTATTCAACACGAAAAAACGTCCTTGGGCCATTAAGTCCTGGACGTTATCAATCATGTCTATTTTCTTTTTCTTCGCTACAGGATGTAATCTGATCCCATAATCCTTAAAGAATTGATTACGCAGCGCACCTTCTGCCGAGTCAATTGTTTGTTTATCGAAGAATCTATTGTAAACCTTAACGGTACTATCCATCCATTCTTTCAAGTCCTTAGATAATTCACTTGGCGCTTTCTTTACTACTTTATTAGCAGGACTGTAATAGTACGTATCTAGCAATATAACGTTTCTTTTCTTAGTAAAACCGATTGCTAAATGAGTCGTTGCAGATACCTGGTGCCCTGTATCGCTTGCTGTATCGATAAGTATAATGTCATCATCGTTCGGTAATTCATCGATTAATTGGATGTGATTCATGTTATATACCATGTCGCCTAAACCGATAACTTCACCGCCATACATCCAACGCCAATAATCCAAGTCGTGCACCTTATACTTCTCAATCTTTCGTATCATTTGCTGAGATAAGAATCCCTTTTTATCATCCATGTACGTTGAATGGTGGATGAAGTAATCCTCATCATTAGCCTTGCTATCTAACCACTCATTAATCCAGCTGTATGGATTCCTAGGAGGATTATATGAGAAGTATACTTTTACTTCTTTACCTTCTATCTGCTGGCGAATGAAGGTATCCTCAACAATATCTATATCCTCTACACCAGCAAACTCTGCTGCTTCCTCATACCATAGCGCCATGACGTATCCTTTTGCAATCTTAGCTGACTTTAGTTTTAGTGGATCGTCGCAGCCATAAAAGTAAAACGCAGTATTAGTTTGCTTATGCCTTATGATTAATGGCGACTTACCAAAGTAAAACTCACTTTCAACACCAAGCATATAAATGGCCCATTTAATTTGCTCATATATAGATGTAGAAAGGTACTTACCGACTTTTCTCAAGCAAACTACATTGCCCTGGTCATCTTCTAAGAAATCCGTTACAAGCTTCATAGAAATAACCGATGACTTCATTGAAGAACGGCCGCCCTTTGCAACGATATGTGATTCATCAGCAAGCCATAGCGAATAGAAATTGACGTTCATCAAGTCCATGATGTTAACTGTCTTGGTCATTTTCCATTGCCTTCCTCATGGCTTCCTTATCGTTTACAATAATGACACGGTTACCATTACTGGAGTCGTCTGTGAGCTCCTTAATTTCAGCTTTCGTCTTCTCAATTCCCAGTCTCATTTGCTCTAACTTCATCCGTCTTTCATCATCTATATTAGCTAACTTATTAAACCGCTCTATCATGGATGTTAATGTATTCGTTGCCTTCGCATAAGCATTGAGCAAATTTGCTTGTTTATCCCAAGCAAATTGTACAGTATAGGCTTCTCCACTCATCGATTCGCTGATAGTCTCTTTAGACATGTCATTTGGACCACGCACATGCATAATACGTTGCGAATTGAGGATATTGAAATATTGCAATTGAATAGAGTTCCATAGTATATCTAATTCACTATGATTCTCTATTTCTTCAAGTAATTCCATTGCACGCAGATCATCTTGAGGTATTATCTTCCTAAATAGACCATGCTTAACTGCATTTGTATTGCGAGTCGGAGCAGCTCCACCTTTATTTCCTTTTGCATACTGATTACCTTTAGGTGCTGGTTTACCAGGTTTCTTCCTTGGTTTGGAACGTTCTGTATCTTTCGGAACGTTCTTTTCATTTTTATGGAACGTTCCATTCAATTTATCGTTCCACTTATCTTTATTTTTCCACCCTCGAACTGTACCTTCTGAGATACCAAGTTCTTCTGCAATCTCAACAAGTGGTTTATCACCTTTACTTGTTTTGTATATTTCAAATGCTTTGTCTCTGTCTGGGCTTCGTTGCCTAGCCATATTCACCACCTCGCGGTAATTCCTTTATAAAATAAAAAAGCAGCGGCTTCGCTACTTTAATTGTTTATTATTTGCTTCATATTCTTTTATGTAGCGGTATAGTGTAGCCCTTGCTACATCAAACATCTCGCATACTTCTTTTTTTGTTTTACCAGCATCAAGCATTTCCATCATACCTTTGATTTGTTGAGGTGTATGTGCTTTTTTTCTGCCGCCTTCTCTTCCTCTTGCTTTTGCAGCAGCTACACCACTTATAACACGCTCATTAATAATTGAACGCTCCATTTCAGCTACTGCCCCGAATATATGAAATAAAAATTGCCCCATTGTAGTAGAAGTATCAATACCATCTTTAATAGATACAAAATTAATTCCTTTTTCATTAAATTCTTGTAATAAGTTGGCAAGTTGGTGCATAGTTCTTCCTAATCGATCTAACTTGTAAACAACCAATTTATCACCTTTACGAAGTTTACTAAGAAGCAGCTGAAGTTCTTTTCTATCTTTCCTTGCTCCGCTTTCCTTCTCACTAACTATTTCGTCACAACCATACTTATTAAGTTCATCATATTGCATATCTAAGCTTTGCTGTTTTGTTGAAACCCTTGCATAACCAAATATCATAGAACCATCACCCTTTCTCTTATGGTTCTATCGTATCAATTTCCTGTATCAAAATCAATTGTTTTTGATACATAGTTTTGAGAAAGTTAAAACGTTGATTTACTGTATCGTTTAATCGTGTATCGAAATGAAATGTTTTTGAGACATCATTTTTCTTTCATGCGATGTTCTATTCCAGCCAAAGCAGATTGAATAAAAATCTTTTCCTCATCTCCTACTTGAGATAATAAATTATCGACAACTTGTTTATCTGCATTAGCCAACAAAATGACAGAAATATTTGCAATACCATTTACATATGATGTTGCATCTTTTATCTGGCCATCAATTTGCATAGTGAATGTTACATTCAATGTTTAACACCTCACGTTTCACTTACATTTTGTTAGTAGTGTTTGTTTTGTTAACTATCTCTATTTTAGTTCAAGCTCTTCCCAATCTTCCGCTAAGATATCAGAAACACTCGGCACCCACATAGCATGTGAACCATCAGCACATTTAAGTTGCAAGTATGGTCTACAAATAAATAAGTCCCCCTCATTCATTCCCCATGCTTCAGCAGTTTGTTTATTACATGGAATTCCTTGAGGATAGCCCTTCTGATAAACAGCAAACATCCCTTTACCATTCCATCCTGAACGAAATACTTTCGCTCCTTCTTTTAATCGCTGTAATGCCCAGCCGAAATCACCAATAGTTGCATTCATAATATTTCCTCCTCTATTTTCGTTCGTTGTGTTCGTTTGTTTTGTTAGAAATCTTCTTCCATACCACACGTTGGACAAAAACTAATATCACAACATGGGCATCGTACCCACCATTCATTACAAGTTGGGCATTGATCCATTCTCCTCACCCCTTATCATCCCTTATCTACAATTCAGTTCATTTTCTCTTATCGCTTTCAGCTGCTCCATTTCCTTTTGCACTGATTCAAGATTACGGAGACAATCCTCCGCCCATTTATCTTCTGATTTCCTGTCCCATCCGATTCTATAAGCAAAATAGATTAGCAGAAAGGTAACCAGTATACCTGCAAAATACCCTAAAAAGAAGCTTAACCACGTCATGCTATCACTTCCTTCGTAAAATGAAATAAGACGCTATACCGACCACGGTAGCACCTATAATAATGGAAACTATTTTGACCATTGTTGCTTCATTCCTTTGAGCACTCGTTCAGCAATTTTCTCTTTTTCATCTTTTGTTAAGTTAGGAGCATCAATCGTAACGCTATAGTTATTTTTTTTCGATTCTGTTTTGCTAGACTTTAATGCAGCATAGATTACAGCTACACCAGCACCAACAAATGTCACTTTAATTACGGTATCTAATATGAGTGATGACCACATTAGGAAATCAAACACTATCATTCATCCTCCTATTCAAATGTCCATTTTGTTCAATTGTTTAATATGTAATTTCTATATAACAACGAAAAAAGCACCCATTTTTGATGCTATATATTCATTAATACTTTTCTTCCTTCACCGTGTACATATCTACCAACAATACACGCTTCTTCCAGTCGTTCCATAATTTTAGCAGCTGCAACATATCCAATAAGAAATTTGCGTTGTAAATCAGTTACATTAACTACCTTTAAGGTAACAACAAATTGTTTAGCCTCTTCATAATGCTCACTTGCCACTTCATCACTTAATCGTGCCCATGACATATAATCACCATCTTTTTTAAATAATAGAAGCCACCACAGTTAAGTGATGGCTCACGGCTTATAAAAATATTAAAGTGGATGGGAGAAACCTCATTCACGAAAGGGGATTTCGAAAATGAATCAATTTAAGGCTAAGAATACTCTCAACCTTCTCCAAGCCACCGTATCAACTAGTATGGCTACACGCCCTGTGTTCGGTGACTGGGAGAAGAGCAAGAGTCTTTCGTGCGGACTCTCACCGCCTAATCAGGTCCCTTTCACTTGTCTTCCCGTTTATACTCCATAGAGTCGTGGCTACAGGGAGTCGAACCCCTCTTTTATGTGCGTATTTCGTGCACCTGGCGCCTACCTTCCACAATGTTCAATTTGCACTCAGTCGTGCGGGGAGCAAGTCCCAAAATATATGCCGCGCTCATTGCAGCTTTGAGGTTCCCGTTCCTCTTTCAACATACAGCGTACTATATGCTCAAAGAGAGCTATGGGAACTCTCTTGTTTATACTCCGTAGAGTCGGTCAATACTTCAGCTACCGCCTTTGCTGACCGTTTCTGATATAGTCGATATCATTTCAAAGACATGGAAAGAAATCCATGTATCAAGACGCATAAACTTATTCCGGCGCCTTGCGTGAACCAATACAATGGGAGGATAGATGGGATGGCATCGTATTGGCTCAAACAAAGAGCGGAACTCTTTGCATAGCGAAAATTCGTGAGTAATCGCTATAGTGTAATGTGTCCAAATTAACGAAAGATCATGTTTTTCATATCAGCTTGTTCAAATTGTTCTCATTACTATACTTGTACCGAAAACGCGGTGTTCATTCAATCATATGAACCATCGCCCTTCCATCTTCGAATACAGTATTTTTAATAAAAACTTTGGAAAATAAACTCTATGACAGGAGTTTTACTACCTTTGAATACACAAACAGGTGGATGCTTGTATGTTCAATGAGAAGTAAAACAGTGTAACGAATGCGAGCAATATTACACCCGCTACACTGGAATATGTCTTAATTAATTTTAAACCTTTTAGCAATCCTTTTCTTCTTTAAAGGGAATCTTCTCACCCTTCACCACGGATTTTTACCGCCGACAGCCTGCACCTATACACTTTGTTGCAGTAACGTTTTGTTAATGGGGTTATTCTGTAACGGATTGTGATTACTGAATAAGTACGCTATCCCCTTTGTTATGCCGTTTTCAAAGAACAAATAACTTGTAAGATAATGATAGTTTGAATAGCGCATTTGCTTATCCGCTCCTTTATCGTTAATTTATCCGCGTTTTATCCGTGTTTTCCACTCAAAACATTCTTCTATTGAACCAAATACTATATCACCCTGTTCATCTTGCAAAAATGATTTTATATCCTTTCTCAATGCTTCGTCGTCTACTAAATAATAGAGTTTAAGCATCTTATTTCTATAATCAAGAAACTTCCTTTCAAATAGCTCTGCCTTCTTCTCCTGTCTTTTTGCATAAGACTTTAACCTATCTGTATTCATTTCTCTTCCCTCCATTTATATAATTCTTAATGCCGTAGCAATTGCCATAATCGCATTTTTCTTCTGAGCATAGAACCAATTGTTTTCTAAAAACATTTGAGCTTTCACATTCTTATCACTTACCATTCCACTTTTAAGATACTTCCGCTCAATGATTTCCCTTTGCTCTGGATCTAACGCATGCTCTATCGCTCGTTTAATTTGAGTATATTTGTAATCATTGATTTTCTTAGTGTCACGTAATTCAGGAAACAAAGAGATATTTTGATTTGCGCATTCCTCCTGGTTTTGCATACGAACCTTTAAAACTCTGTAACTGAATAACTCTTTCGCTACCTCTTTTTGTATCAGTTTGTACTCCTCATTTGTGATTTCTGGAAAGAATGCTAATTGCTCCACCTGGAATCCCCCTATTTCGAATTTGTTTTTTAACATCACATAAGGTACGTGAAATTTTACTATCTATCTTCTGAATAAGGGAACGATGACTACAATACAGCCCCCACCACACTGTGAGTCATGGTTCCGTTATCCATTAAGCTGTTTGTTTTCGATTACCTCTTATTTTCTTATCCTCAATCCATCCTTCACTAAATAACCGTTTCAATTCCTTAAACTTAAAGGTCCCGTACATCCAAACTTTATGACGTTCCCATCCAAAACCTGGTTCATCACGATACAAAAAGCATTCTTTACTTCCTGTACGTCTTTTCATCCATTCAGCTCCTTTATGATCTCGTCCATTGCCTTGTATCCTTGTCCCATATCACAACGATTAACTCTTGTTTATGCAGATACTCCCATAACTTCTTTCTGAGCGGGAATCCTTCATTGATTGCCTTCTTACTTCCTTTCACATCCACCACTTCTATCTGGCCATCTGAGTACGTTACTTTAAAATCAGGAGTAAACTTCATAGCTGACTTTTTAGACTTACCATTCTTCGTTATGCTGCTCTTAATCTCAAAAGATGGTATTAGTTCATATTGAGGATGGCACTCAATGTGAGCGACATCCTCCTGTTTTTTTAAGTACTTGTAATAATCTGCTTCTGATTTTGAATCAAACGTTATTCCATCGATAACAACGGATTTACTATTAATCTTTGGTTTAGCTTTTACTTTTCTCTTTCGTTGTGTCTTCATTGATCTCTTCATCAATCCAAACTCCTTGTACCTTTATTCCTTTTAGTTCATCTATGTCTAACTTTCTATTGGCCTTTGTCTGTGTTAGCTTTAATGCTTCTCGTAACATCCCCATCTCTTAACCTCACTTTCTATTCCATGCACTCCTTACACTCTTCAAGGAAATCAATAACCTCTTGTACCTGATCTTTCGTTGTAATAGTCTCCATTAGATATCCTGCTATATCATAAACTCCTATATTTTTATTTTTGAATTCCATTTGCAACATTCCATCTTCGCCAAATAATTTGATATTTTCTTCCATTCTCCTAACCTCGCTTTCTAACCAAAGGATTATTTGGTTGAGTTTTAGATACTCTCATTGATTTTATCGATAAGCTCATTTAATTCTGATTCAGTTTCCATATCCGCTGTATTATCAGCAATTTCTTGTAACTTTGTAGACAGTGCTAATAAGAACCTTGTTGATGCTTGCATTTCCCTCTACCTCCTACTTCATTTTCAATATTCGTTCCATATTCTCTAGATAAGTTTTCAATATCAATTTTGATGTTCTTCCATCACTGTATTCGTATCTTCTTTTTAACCACTCATACCATCCTTGAATTTGTTGTTCTTTTGTTTCCTTTGATTTATCCATCCTTCTTCCTCCCATGAATAAAACTCAATATTCCGTCCATACTGTAGATATAATCTTTCTCCAGTTCCCCATTGGAGCCGAGCAGTTAGCTTTTGCTAGCTGCTCTTTTATGCTAGTGATGAATCAATTAGTAACGTTGTATTTTCGCTTGAATGAAAATCGCAAGCCGCTTCAAAATAATGTTTCCCACCGTATTTTATTGTCGCATTTATATACATTCCAAAAGCTACATCCTTTTTAAGCTCTTCCGCCTTACCTTCTGCCATAACCTCAGCTATTGAGTTACCACCGACTTCAGTTTGATAAATTTCATACGCCTTTTTCTCACTTTCTGCTGCAACCATAGCCCAATATTCATGATTATTAAACTCAAAGTATTTCATATCCATTCCCCTTTCTTTTACTAGTTGTCCTTTTTGTTCTTCACGAGTTCTTTCAGTTGATCTAGTGTATCTAACATATTTCGATTTCCTAATTCTCGCTTTTCTTTTTCTAACTCTTTTACTTGTTTCCGTAACTCTTCAACTTCATTCTGTAGCTTGCTGCATGTCTTATGAGAATGAGCAAGTTGCATCCTTAAACCATCTCTGGTTCCACGGATTCTGAAGCATTTCCCATGAAAAAAATCATTATTTTCATCCATTTCCCATTCATCTTCATAAACAGCATCTTCACACAGCTGACACCATCCAACGATACAGCCCATTGCCATTAGGTCACCTCATTTCTCTACAAAATGAAATTTTTATACTAATCTCTTTGCTATTTCATAAATGACTGGTACGGTCACTGAGTTTCCTGCTTGTTTATAAAGTTGAGAATCCGAATTTACTTCCTGTGCTTTATCAAATGCCCAATCCCAATCTATGTCAATCTCCAATAAACTCTTCTTCTCCCCGTACATGAATTTTTGTATGACAACTTCTACAAAGTAGGATAATGTTCGATAAATCGTATCTAGATTCTTCGTGTTCAACACTTCTTTTGTGATGCGCATGGAATTCTGATTCGTCTTCACATCTTTTTCCACAGCGTTCACAACACTCTCTATCTTCGATAATCCATCTTCTGATTTCAGCCATTCTTTTATTGTGTTCATATGTGACTGATTGGTAGAATTTATTTCCGTTCCACTTCGGACTATTTTCTCCTGAATTAGATTCATACCAACAATCAGGGCTACAAAACTTTCTGTCCGAATAGGCAGGTGATACATATCGTTCACCACCACACCATTTGCAAATTTGTAGGATTTTTCTTGATTGCGTATTACTAGAGTTTTTCCCTCGTAGCTTATATGCACATTGTTTTGAACATGTTTTTCTTCTCTTTTTGTGTTCGAATCCTTTTTCGCAAACTTCACATTGCTGATACATAAATATCCCTCCATCTTTATTCTTGGAAAGCCCTGAAGTCTCCAACATTCTCTTGGTGTTAATCTGCGAATTCGATAAGGTGGTTTATTTTCGATTGTCGCTTGATTACAAGCTGTATCCAATGTTTGAGCAATTCCTTTTCCGACTCTTCCTCTTCTTGTTTTACTTCCAGGTACAGAGAAGTTAATACTATCGCCAATTTTAGCTTCGGCATAACCTTGCTTGGTAGCTTCTCTTATCAACACGCCATGTCTATCTTGTGCTGTTAATGTAAACATCGGTTCTCCAGGTTCTTTTATCCGTCTTCCATTCTGTCTCTTTTCTGCTCGATCTGGTGTAAGGACTGGTTGAATAATTTTTAATCCTTCACCTTTATTTGTTGTTAAAGTAGGCGACAATCCATCAAAGCTATATACATTTCCGTTCATTCCATTACCAGATGGATTGATATTTCCTACTCGCTGAACACTAACCGTTTCACAGCTTCTTCCGATAGGAAATACTTCTCTGGTACCTCGTCCTCTAAGATGTCCAATAATGAACACCCTCTCTCGATTTTGCGGGACTCCGTAATCTTTGCTGTTAAGTAACTGCCATTCCGCATCATACCCCAATTCATCAAGCGTGGAGATGATTGTTCTAAATGTGTTCCCTGAGTCGTGATTGAGTAAGCCTTTGACGTTCTCAAGGAATAAATATTGTGGTTGGATTTCTTTGGCGAATCTAGCAATTTCAAAGAACAAAGTTCCTCTAGTTTCTGCGAATCCCAATCGCTTTCCGGCAATTGAAAAGGCTTGGCAGGGAAATCCACCACAGATAATATCGACCTTTCCTCTAAGTGATCGTAAATCGTTGTTTGTAACGGTTGTGATGTCATGTGCCGTCCACTCTCCTTCTATATTGTGTATTGCTTCGTAACTTTTTCTAGCAAACTTGTCCCATTCCACATACCCTACACATTCATGACCAGCGGCTTCCATTCCTAATCGGAAACCGCCTATCCCTGCAAATAAATCTAGGAATTTCAAATACTATTCCCCTTTCTTTACAATATCGCCATTCCTAATTCTTGTAGCGATTGCCCTTTGTAATCTTTCGCTAATTGGTCTTGGTTCATCATTAATTAATCCGCACTTAGGACAATATTTTATCCACCGTTCCAATAGTTTACTGTAATCAAATCCCCTAAAATCATGTTCGCAGTTTTCATTTAACATCTGATTCCCTCCATTCTCCTTTTCTAATAAAATAGCGTTTTGGTTCAAATTATGATTTAATGATTGTCCATTCCCCTGAATCGATATGATTTTGAGCTTGCTCCATGCTAATTGCACTACCAGAACCATCCGAATAAACAACTTGAATCTTCCCAGTCATGAACCCATCAAAGTCATGATCGTATGAAATCAATGCATTCCCTAAACCACGTACTTTAACAAATTCGCAACCGTCGATATCCTCTACAAGAAATCTTGATTTTGGCTTAATCACTTTCACTTCATGTGGTACACCGGATTCTCTAGTACAGTATTCCGCATCACGATATGCATCAAAGATATTTTCATGTTCGCACATTAATTCTCCACCTAAATACATTCCAAACTTCATATCTCTCATTCTCCCTTTCTCCAAAATAAGGATTTGGTTAAATTACTTAATGTACAATTTCACTTTCCTCCTCAAATATCCAATCAATATCAACATTTTCAATCGGTGGCATTTCTCCTAATCGTTCAAATGCCGTTTTTTTCATTTCCTTAAGACGATCATCAAAATCTTTTGTACTCTCAATAATTCTCTTTAGATGTTCACCAACTTTTTCAAAAAACTTCATTGTTTCTTCCTTAGTCGCAGTAACCATCCTAATTTCAAGAGACATCGGAATATTTATAGCATTCACACCAGATGTTACTTCTGAAATATTAATAGATTCACTCAATGGAATAGCGCAAAAACGATATTGACCTACTTTAATTTCATGCCCAACTGCAGATTCCCATTTTTCAAACGCTAAATAAAAACGTTGAGATTGTTCATTTACTTTGATTTTCATTCCGTTCCCCTCCAAAATAAGAATTTTGTATTAAACCTCAATAGTTAAGTTAATAGCTCCAACTTGATCTAAACTTACTAATAAGTTCTCTGCTACTAACTTTGCCTTTTCATCAGTAGCAACTGCGATTTTCTCTCCATCTACGGTAATTATTGCTTGTTCTCCGATATACTCCATTTTTACATCCTGCATATTTCACATCTCCTTTTCTACAAGATAACTATTTTGTTTGGTTTTCATTTCCATTGTTTCAACCATTTCTTCTATACAACTCATACATAATTTACTGTCTGTTCTTGTTTCACCATAATATAAAACTTCAACTTTTTTATTTGTTCCGCAGGTTGCACATCTTTCTCCCTTATTAGCCTTTTCCCAATGAAATTTATTCACGATTCTCCCTCCTTTTCGATTAAAATAACGCTTTTATTCAATTCTTGTAAGGTTGCCAATCCATACCGTCCAAATTGCATGTTTCCTTTCCATACACTTTACGCCCACGTCCTTGCTCAACTTCTTTAATTTCGTACCATTTACCGGTATCATCATCTTTCACAACACCTTTACTTGGTTTGTAAGAGAACGAAAATACCTTTTTCCCATCAACATAAAATGGATACATCCGTAATCACCCCTTTTTAATAAAAATCCGACAAGCTCATCCCAACTGAGTGTAATTCGCATGTTTGGTTACACGTTCCATATAATCCATGAAACTTATTCCGAATATCTAGCTTTCTCCCGCATTCACCACAAACACTAAACACTTTTGTGAATCTCCATCGTTGCTTTTTCATTAGTTCATTTCCCCTTTCTTAATAAAATTCAAAATCTATTACATTAACACTTTGGTTTAGTTTTCTGCTTCTCTTCTTTTTATTTCGTTGTTTATTTTCTCAAGTGTGTTAATATATGCTCTTGCTGAATGAAACCAATTATTTCTTATAGCTTCATCGCAATCGTAAATGTTGTTTTCTCTTGCATACATCAATTCTCTTTCTGTCCATGTTTCCATTGGTTTTTTATCCATAACATTTAATTCCTTTCTTATAAAATTCAAATTTGGTCTTACTTTACGCCCGTGCTACCAAACCCACCGGATCCGCGCTCGCTTTCCGATAGCTCGTCCACTTCCACAAAATGGGCTGTTTCCACTGGCGCTATAACGCCCTGTGCAATGCGTGTCCCTCTTTCAATAACATGTGCTTGCATATTAGGCCCTACAACTCGTTCAGTGTTATCAACAATTACACCAACTTCTCCCCTAAAACCGCTGTCCACAGTTCCAAGTATCACTCGTAACTTCGTATTACGCGTCATACCGCTACGTGGTCTAACCTGCAACTCATACCCTGGTGGAATCTCAAAAGCTAGTCCAGTCGGTACCACTTTTGTTTCTCCTGGCCAGATAATTGTGTCCTCTGCTGCTACCAAATCGAATCCAGAATCGCCAGGATTCGCATATCGTGGCAGTTCCACGTCTTCATTTAACCGCTTGATTTTCACTCTTAATTTCATCTTCCCCGCTCCTTATAAATAACTTTCCAATTTCTCTTTCTGCTTTTTCAACACTTCCAAAGAGAGCGTCGTCTTCCGCTTCTCGTTATCCAATCCCACCAAGTGATATTCCATCTTGCGAATCTCACTTTCTACTACTGCGAGCTCACTCTCAACCTGTACTCTTGTAGCTTCTTGCTTCACACAATCCCTCCTATAAGCCTAATTCGCTCATGATCTTTCCTTCTTCAAATCCCCTAACAATATTGCCGTTCTCAAATTTGAAAGCAGGTAAACTCATTAGGCCTAAATCATCAGCTTCAACTTTATAAATGATATGTTTATCAATATTTCTTTCTTCTAACTCAATATCTACTGGTGCGAATCCTAGAAAGTGCTTTGCTCTTTTGCAATTCGGGCAGTCATTTTTTGTGTACATAATAATCTTAGTTGCCATTCTTATTACCTCGCTCCGCTTCTTGTTTTTGGTAAAACTCTTTAATCGCTTTTTCCCAATACGTGTAATTACAACTTGTTATGTTCATTGTTTCGCCCCTTCTAATAGCCGTTCCAGTTCCTCGCAACTTCCCTCGTAAAGATCACGGCCATCTTTCAATTTGAATATGTTTCGTTTAATTAACGCTTCTATCAATCTATCTTCCTTGCTCATGTATCCTCCTGCTGCTTTTGTTCTTCAAACATTGTCCAGTACAACGAACCTTCCTTGAAAAGTCTGTTATAGCACCGCGGTTTCATATGCTCTGCAATACATTCCTTGCTACAATATCGTTCATCATCGTATTTACAATGGAATCCTTCTGCGATTTCCTTTCCACATGCGGAACATGTCGTTCATGGCATACCCCTCACATATTCTTCCTTCAGATCTCGCACAAGCATAATTTCCTTTGGTCCCACTTCATGACCTAGTGAATCCACTGTCCTTGCATGAGCCTCTCCATACATGGTCACGCGTGATACTGCAATGCGTTCACCTGTTTGTTTGTGTGTCCAGAAACCGTGTAGCCGTGCTCTCTCTTTTGCCGTCATGACGTTTCCTCCTATGCTTGTTTTCTTAGATTTAACGCCTTGCCTTTTCGATAAAAGTCATTGTCAGCATTTGCTCGTTTAATTGTTTCCTCTAACGTAAGCAGCGGCGTGTTAATTGCTGTTTCAATATCCCAGTGACGGCTTTTTCTTGCTAGTAAAGCATGGTAATTAACACCATTCGATTCTGCTGTTTTTATTTCTTCTTCTGTAAAAGGCCTGTTTTCTTTTCTTACTTGAAGCGCGAGTTTTTGAGATTCTTGTATACTCATTAGCGGAGTAGTTGCAGCCTCCGAAGGTGTCATGCCTTTTTCTCTTCGTTTCCTGTATGTTCGTGCTGATATACCATGCGCTGCCGCAATTTCTTTGTATTCCTTCCAACCTGTTTCATTCGTTTCTCGTACTGGCTCGGTGATAGCTCTTTCCTTTTTCCAACGATATCCGTATACTCTTTGTTTCAAAGTACCTTCGCTAATTCCATTTGAAGCAGCTCTTTCAAAATCTTCTGGAGTGAGGTAGAAATCACTCATAACTATTCCCCTTTCTAATCCAGCGCCAAAAATTCAGCTCTTGTACGATTCGAATGTTTTATCTTAATCTTCTGAATACCTTTCCCATGTTCTTCTATCGTTGCATCCCACGCTTCGCTTTTTGTCTTGATCATAGAAGTGAACCTCGTATGACGTTATGACGCTTGGCTTTGCAAGGAATCGTTCCACCGTGCTTGTTGCGGAGTAGTCGAAACTTCCCACGACATCCTCTAGTGTTAGTTGTTTCATGCCCCTAACCCCATTGGACGTGATTTAATTTTGCTCTTATCAGCCTGATCCATTATCAAGGCTGCGATTTCTAACTGGTGTCTTCCTAATTCTTTAGCAATTTCAATAAAGCTTTTCCCCTCTTTCCACATTTCTTGGAATCGAATCACTTCACTCTCATCGAATACCAAGTCAAGTTCTTCTAAAGCGATATACAGGTTACGACGCGACTTTTTCATGTGCTTCCTTTGCTGCGCTGCTATTGTGTAATTCTCCATTTCTATTTCTGTTCCAAGTCTCGGCATCCCATTTCCCCTCCAGTTGTAATTGATGAATCGCTCTTAGTCTCGCTATAACAGCATGACGTCTTCTGTCCACTTCTTCAGGACTAATATTCCCTGCTGCGCAAATACATGGTGCAAATTGATAACAGCCGTTCCCTTGATCGTTTCTGATTACCCCAGTTCCTTTGCATGCACACATCTTAATTCCCCCTTTTAAAATGGCAGTGCTTTTCTTCTGTAATCCTTTGTATCTTTGAAAACAAGTGCTTTAAAGTTATTGAAGATACGCGATACAATTCGCTCATCATATGCACCCTCTAAACGCTCTCCTGTAAGGTTTGTTGTGAAGATAGTAGATTTACCTTGCCTACCATCGAAAACATCGAATAACACCCTATTAATGAAGTTTGTCGCTTTTGTATTGGCATCTAATGCGCCTAACTCTGCTCCTAAATCATCGACTATTAATATTTCTGCTCTTACTAATGTTTGAATGATTGAATCCTCAGTTAAGGAGGAATCTTTATTGAACGTGCTTTTAATCTTCCGTAGCAATTCGCCAACTGTGACGAAAACAACTGACTTCCCTGCTCCTGCAAGCTGATCTGCAATAGAGTAAGCAAGATGTGTTTTCCCAGCCCCGCAGTTACCAGCCATAATGGTGTTGAATATTTTTTCATTTAGATAATCAGTTGCAATAACCTTTGCGAGTCCAAGGTTCTTTTCTCCTTCCTCGCTAGTAGGTTCATAGTTTTCAAAGTTAGCATTCATAATATTGGTATCTGCAATCATGCTTTGTTGGTGGAACAAGAATTTCTTTTCATTCGCTTTATCAGCATCGTATTTTGCTTGTTCTTGTTCTTGGAGCTTCTTACTTTCGTTTTCAAGGAAGCAGCGAGGACACACGACCTGGCCACCGAATTTCATCTTATTCATGCCATGCGTTTCACAAACATCAGAATCCATAGTCATATTCACCTTTTTGGCTATATCGGTTGGTATTGCCAGTGCCGCTCTCTGCATTGTTCTTCGCTCCTTTTGTTTTTTCGTTTAAGTAACCTTCAAATTTCGTTCCGAATAACGTTTCTGGTCGTAAGTACTGGTTCATACTCGAATCAGTTAGCCATTGTGCTGTTTTAATATCAATCACCTGTTTAAAGTCTTCTAAAGTAAAACCGTCTTTAAATCTAGCTTTGATTAATGATCTCGTTTTAGCTGTTTTTGGTTTATATGATTTTTTAACTTTTTCATTCAGATAAGAAACAATATCCTCATAAGGGATGCAGTCTTTTGACCGCTTTTTTTGGTCAGAAGACATATTATCTTCTAATGTAGTAATCTTTGTTGTAGTCTCTGTAGTAATCTCTGTTAAAGAATTTACCGTTTCGGTAAGTTCCATTTCACCCAAAGGGGAAATTGGAATTTCCCCAAAGGTCAAAATCCATTTCACCCTTTCGGTAACTTCGGAAATGTTTAACTTAATGTGATTGGTAGGAGCGCCGTTGAATTTGAACTTCTGAACTTCTACAAATCCTTTTTCAATTAAGATTTTGATTGCTCTGTCGTACTGTTTAGGCGTGATTCTTATCTCGTTTCGCCAATCTTCCCGACTTTTAGCTAACCAAAACTCTCCGTTTTTCTTAACTCGCAACTTACTCTTTCCTTGTTCGTTAGGCATGTACCAATAAACAATTTGTCCTAATAAGATGCCAGCAATTAAATCTCCAGTGATATCTACATAAGCGAGTCGCACCATATAACCGCTTCTTGCAAAAGTTTCTAGTTGAAATATATTGCTACTCATTTAGTTCACCTTCTTCATAACCACTTCATAATAAAATCCGCGATCTCTTTCCTTCTTGATGCAATTTTTAAATAAATGCGGGTTTTCTTCTTTTTGTGAAGCGACTGTTTCTAAAACCCTACGAATCTTAAACACATATTCAAATCCTTCTTCGTCTAAAGGTTTGCATTTCTCGATTAATCCAGTAACAGTTTCATCTTTCAAATACCGTTCGTTTGCGTTTCTACCGAAGAATGCTAGGCGCATAGGACCATCTCTAATGATTGTTTCCATCTTTTAATCACACCTCTCACAAATAGCAAATCCCCCCGCAACTTTCAGGACCCTATAACCTGGGTAGCGTTTTGGATTTATATATTTCAGTACGTTTTGTTTTACATCATCTATTGTTTTGGCATCCTTCCAGCACCAAGCCGGAAGGAGTACCTTTGTTTGTTTATCGATCATGCTATGTCCATTTCCATATTTTCGAAGTCAATTTCTTCTTGCTCTGGTTGTTCTTGTGCCTTTTCTTGTTCTTTCACACGTCTCTTATGTTCCAAACCTAAGAACTTAACAAGGCCTGTAAGCTGTTGAAGATTCAACTCTGCTGCTGAAACTTTGAAATGTTTAACTGCAATTTCTTGCAAATCATCATTTGTCATGTTGTATTCGTTAAGTTTCGTCATTACTTCACTTTGCTTTTTCTTTAACTCAGCTTCTTGATCTACTGTTTCGCCTTCTTCTACTTGAATTTGATTCGGCTTATTCGGTGTGATATCTACGCGTTCATAAGATGGTGTTTCATCGATTGAATTACTTGAAATTGGTTCATCTTCTCCAATTTCGATGCCGTATTGTTGTTTAGCGGCGCGCTTTGTTAAATGCTTCTTAAACATGTCATTGAACCAACTCTTCCACATGCTACTGTTACGGCCAGTTTTCATATGTTCAACTTCACTAGCTTCCATAAGAACAACTACATCATCAAATCCTTCACGTTTCGCAACTGCATATCCACCAACAACTTGTCCTCTTGGGAACCCAACTGAATGCGTGATTTCTTTACTTGCTGCATTAAACTTAAATTCATCATTTTCGTGTACCAGTTGAACATCTACGCCTTTGTATCCGTCCGATTTACGAGCGAGAGACAGAATCCCTTCTACTGCAATTTGAATGCTCATTGTTGGACCTTTCTGGCTGTTATATACAATGCAATGAACATGATTTAGGAAAGGATTTAACCCAGAATTCACACAAGTTTGTACGAATAAAGCGAATTGTTCATTTGTTGTTCCTGCTGCGATTGTGCTTTTGATTGTATCTAACTCCATTTTTGTAAAATTACCGATTACCTTATCTGTATTAGGTGCTGCTGTTACTTGATTAGACATTGATTACTTCCTCCTTTTGAATTCCTTCTGCTTTTATCGTGAACTCTGTATCTTCGACCTTCGCAATAATTAACTGTCCTGCTGGCTTTGTGAAATGTAGAATACTTTCAGCGTTATCAACGAATGTTGGTGCTACTAGTTGAGATTGTTTGCTCAATACTTCGACAAGTTCTAATCCTGCTTTAATCTTTTCAGCTGTAGAAAGTCTACTGTATGGCTTACCGTCCATTAAGATTTCAAATGTCACTCTCTCTTCACCGTTTTTAAGAGTTTCGTAGAGCTGTACATTAATGTTTGTAAATAAGCTTTGAATCTTGTTAACCATCAACTCAGAACGTTTTGTACGGAATTCTTTGATTGCATCAATAATTGCTAGTGACTCATTCTTTTCTTTACGAATTTTCTCTTGCGTGCTTGCTGCTTCATCAATTTCTTTCTGCAATAGCTCAAGTTGTTGTGATTTTCGTAGTAATCCGTTTAACTCGTAAATCTTTTCATCGATGTCTCTCGTTTGAGTAAGATCTACTTCTTCAAGGGACATTTCTTTTATAGAAGCTTCTAGCTCTTTTAACTTCTTAACCATGCTTGAACCAAGTTGTTTCGCTTCTTCAAAACGTTTAATTTTGTTCTGTTTTACTTGTTCAACTGCTTCATCTTGTAAGGCTTGTCCACATGTATGGCATGTGTCTTGCAATTTCTCATCTCTTATGCCAAGAACAACGTTTTTTTGTTGTAAAACTTGCTGTTTTACGCCATCAATTTGGTACTGCAACTGGTTATATTGTTGCTGTTTTTTCTGTGAATCTTTAATTGTTTTATCGATTTCTGCTCGTTTCGCTTGTAATTCAGACAGTTGCTTTTCAATTTCCTCTTTATTAACATCGTCACTCTCATCTTTTTGTTTTTCATATTGTTCTTTTAATGTGATTACTCGTTCACTTGCACGTTCATATGATTTCTCATGTGTTTTCTTACGTTCCGCATGTAGTTTTTGTAAGTCATCTAGTGAATGTTTCTTCATCTTTTCTTCTAACAACTCAACTTCTAATTTAGATAGTTCAGCAAACACTTCTTGTTTCAACGGCTCCGATACATATTGCAACAACTGTGTGCGTTGATCTTGCCAATGTTGTGAAGAAAAATAATTAGGGTTAAATATTGATAGGAATAAGTTTTTATCGAACAATGACTCTACCAGTTCATTGAATTTCGTTGCTTTTTCTGGAACCTCATTTACGTAATACTTGGCTGTTTTCTTTTGTGTACGTCCAAGCAAAATATCTTTATCATCTACCTGGATAAGAAGTTCTACTTTGATTTCTGCATCAGCATTACTGATTGGCTTTGGATCATTCTTTACTCCGTATGGATCAATACCGTATAAAACCCATGTAATTGCTTCTCCTACGGATGATTTACCAGCACCATTGCGACCGCTGATTGTAGTTATTTCTCCAAAAGCTACTTCAAGACTGTCATGATTCTTGAAATTAACAACACGTAGTTCTTTAAAATTGATTTTCATTATTTTTCCTCCTTGTTATGAAGAGAAAACATTTGGTATAATATAAGTGAGTTATTAATAATGTTTTCTCCAAGACGACTTAGGGGTAAGTCGTCTTTTTATTTTGTTTTGATTCCTTTTCCCCAGCATTTATAGATAGGGATGATTGGCATTAACTCAACAATGTCAGCCTTCCATTCAGACGGTTCACCTTCAAAACGACTTTCCGCTTCATAATGTTCAAATCTGCATAAGTACTTGTTTCCTTCTAAGTCATTGCAATATGTTGGTTCGAAATTAGGTAACATATTAGTTCCCCTTTCTGATGCTTTGTACATCGAAGTGGTCATCCATGTATTCAGTAAACTCATCTTGTTTTTCAATAATTTCTTCCCATGTACTAAACACGTCTATCACCTTTTTCTTTGCCAACCTTAGGTTTTCTATGTTTAATAGCACAAGAAGCATGTTGTGTTCTCCATCCGCCTTGGAATCTTTCAAAGTGACCTTCACCTACACCGACTTTTTTAGCGCATCTGTAGCAAAAGCCTTCATATTTATTTCTCATTTTAATTCCCCTTTCTTGATGCTGTACGCATCATCACAGTCGAGAACCGGTGGGGTAGTTGGTATTACAGACAGATTCAGTTCTCGACCATGATGACAAGCACAGAGCTTGTCTTATTTCGTTTTTGATTCTTTTTGGATTTCCAAAAGAGCATGAAAGGTATTCCTTTTAATTGTTTCTAATAATCGAAATGCTTCGTGAGCTGTATAACCTTCTTCTTCAACTAACCTTGTAAGACCAGTGATTATTAGTTGTTGACCAAAGCTATTTAGATTCAATTCGTCTTTATTCACTTTCCATTCCCCTGGATACTTTCAGATGATTCGCTATTTTGCGCTTCCAATTGGTCTAAAGCTTCCCAGAACCATTCTGTTCCTTTGATGATAACGCGAGTTTCATTTTCCTTTGCAATGAACGCTTTAATGACTTGACTATCAGTAATCAATGACCATTCTTTATTAAGACTTCTTTCAAAGTACTCTCTAGCTTCGTTGTAATCATCTCCATAACCAGTAGTTAGATTAACCGTTCCATCTGTACATTTGATTAAGAAAGAATATTTTTTTGAGTTCCCCATTTCCCATTTCCCCTTTATCAGTTATTTAACTAACTCAGCTAAAACGATGTAACCATGATGTTTTATAATGGTGCCTACGCTGCCATATACACCTCTAGCCTTTAAATCTCGTATCATTTTGATGATGTTTTCTTTCTCTTCTTTGTCCCGCTGCTCTTTATTTGTCATCGTTTTACATCCTTTGTCCAACGTTTGATTGGCTTATCGAACAAAGCTACGAGTGAAATACCACCGCAAATTATTAGCGCTATGATTAAAAGTGTTAATGTACTTTCTTCCATCAGATTGCCTCCCTTTAATTGATGACTTTTAAGTATCTAGGTCTAGGCTGCTTCACTTCTGTTGTTTTCCCTGTCTCGTTATCTACCATTATTTTTTTGCCGCCGTATGTTTCATGCATTGTGTATGTTTTCATGTTTGGAAACACTTCTTCGAAAAGGCTTTTTCCTGTTTCTAAACGATTCAATTTACTTATGATTGATAGTGAGTTGACTGCAAATAATGAAATACGTATATTGTGATACTCCCAAAGGAATTCATCGATTTTTTCGCCAATTAAACTATGTTCATCTAATCCATTGATGTATTCTTTTGTATAGAAATAATCTTTTACTTCTCGCTTTTTACCGTCATAATGTTTATCTATTGGAAAGATATTCTCGAACTCTTTTGGAGTTAATAAACTCATAAAGCGTTTTATTGTATTGATAAAAATCAATTTTTCTTCTAGTGACTCTCTATCTTCATCTCTTTTAGATAAAGAACTTATGAATTTCATTGCTGAAAATATAAGGCGTTTCAAAGCATCTCTATTGGAATGTGTTTTATCTGTATAAACTTCCTTAGTTGATTTCACAAACATTCTGTAATAAATGTTTGTGAAATCAGTCTTTGGTTTTGGAGTTCCGTTAATTACTTGTAATGCCATTATTTTCACCCCACATTACTCTGAGAAAATGAAACTTGATATTTGATTGCCATTTCTTTTATTACTGCTAAATAAATTTCAAGAAGCTTTTTATCTTCACCGATCACATCTAATTTAGAAACTTTATCGATTTTAGATTTAGGCGCACCTTCTAAGGCCATTTTCTTCTTCTTGTTCGTAACACGAATGTTTAGGTTAGCCTTTGCTCTATATTCCAACATGTCATAACTTTCATTTCTAATATCACGGTGTGCATTGTAACCACCAAGCTTAGAAGCGATTCTATTTATAAGATTAGTTGTCTCTTTTCTCCAGTCTGTTGAGTTTAAAGAAACTATCTCACTGATGTTATGTACTTGTTGTTTGGTTTCGATGATTTCTTTTTTTAGATTCTTTTGTTCTAGATCTTGTTCGGCTAATGTTATAAATAGCTTTTGGAACATTTGTAACTCTGGTCTTAATCGCGTTGTATCGATTTGCTGACTTCTCATATCGAAATAATCGTCAACGAATCTGTCATATAGTTCCCAAGCTGTATCATCTTCCAAAACTTTCAAAAGTTTTGCATATCCTCTTTCTGAAAGAATATAAATGTTCCCATTTCGGCCGCGGTATGAATTTATTGCCTGTTGCGTGAATCCAAACTGTTGAATTTCGGTGTCCGTCAGCCCGACACCTAATAAATCAATGATATCTACACCGTTTTTAAATCTTTTTCGGTTTTCATTAATACGCTGATTAATATGTTTCACTTCTTTTTCATGAATTTCAGCGATTTCTTTAACTAGCATTGCTTTCTTATTTTGACCAAATCCACCTTCGATTCCGGTGAATTCATAACCAGCTACATTTTGTTTGCCGATAATTTTTAATTGATTCATTTTCTTTCCTCCTTACAGTTACCCTTAGGGTAACTATGTGTTAAAAAAAATTACACTTCAATTTTCTTTTTCATTAATTCGTCTATCGTTACACCAAAAACTTCCGAGTAAGCGCATAAGGTTTGCAAGCTAGGATTCTTAACTCCATTTTCATATCTAGAGATTGTTTCTTTAGCTTTATTAAGCTGTTCACCAAGTTCTCGTTGTGTCATATTATGCTTACGGCGAAGTTCTAAAAGTAATTGATGGTTAACTTTCATTTATGATCACCTCGTTTACAATTTTTATTATACACACAAGTTACCCTCAGGGCAACTTTTATTTTTATTTTTTTATAAATTGTTTTTTATCTCTATTTAAGTAACGAAAAATAGGTAAAAATATAAAAGGTTTTATTTTAATTATTCTCTTTTGATGTTTACTTAGGGGAAACTTTCGTATTAATATATAACTAAAGGTTGACCTTGTGGGTAACTTTTTTTAAGGGGAGGAAATATATAAATGTTTAATGAACGATTAAAACAATTGAGGATAGATAAAAATTTTACTCAGCAAGAACTGGCTGAACTAACAGGACTAACTAAAGCGACTATTTCGAGATTTGAAGGAAATAAAAAGACTCCTTCTAGAGAATCTGTGACAAAATTATCTAAGGTATTGAATGTTACAACTGATTATCTATTAGGATTATCTGAAGATCCTGAACTTAACGAAGAGGAAAATAAGATTGTTACTGAAGAAGGAAAAAATATAATGGCCATAATAGAAAGTCTCCCAGAAGAGGAACGAAAAAAGGCTTGGGAGCAACTAGAAATGTACGTTAATTATATGCAAACTAAAAAGAGCAATTAATGAAAGAAGACTACCTTGTGCGGCAGTCTTCTTTTTTTATGTATTTGGTTTTTCTTTATATGATTCATCAAGGCAAATCTTTAAAATATCTTCTGCCTTTGTTACTCCATTCGTTTTTAACCCCAATTTTACAGCTTCTCTTACTAATTGTTCTTTTGTCATCCCCGACATCCTCCAGTTTCTTCATAGTAGTTTGTGAATCATTCACAATGTTTGCGTTTTTGCTTATTTTTTCTAAAACGCAATTTCCCCGTAAAGTAAGAATGACACCGCCTATTAAATAGACGATGTCATTCTATAAATATATTAAACTTTTACCAGCCGCCGCCACCGGGATCAACTTTAAAAAGCTGAACCTGTTGCTTTTCTGCTGCTACTTGCTTATCTTGTTCTTGCTTAATGTTTGTGTTACTTAATGTGAACACTCCCAAAACAGCAAGAACAGAGATAATAGAAAGTATTTTTTTCATTATTATCACCCAAGTATATTATACCATTTTTTCAATCTATACCCAAGTGGATTTTTGGTAATTTCGCATAAAAGTTACTATTATTCGCAATAAACATTTCTAACGATTTTTCAATAATACGAACATCATTTTTAGCTAATCCTAAATAAAAAGTAGAAAACTCATTTAAAAATCCTTTTTCTTCTTTTATCTTCGCTAGAATTTCAAGTGCTAATTTAATATTCCTTTTTCTAATCGCTAAAAAAGCTTCCTCTGGCAAATCTAAATCCCCATACAATGTATCAAGATCCTTATTATGATAAATTTTTAAGAAATTCAATGTTCTTTCAACCGCTCGTTTTCTTCTCTGTATTTCTTTGTTAAAAGAACAACCTAAAGTATATAGAGCTTGTTCAAAATGGAATTTAGATTGTGTATAATTTTCAAAGATGTATGACTCTGCAATATTATAATGAGCGTTTGCTTTTTGGATTACAAAATTCGGTTCGTTATTGCAGATTTCCAATAAACTAAATGAATTATCACGAACTTTTAGAATTTGTGAATCCATTAATAATACCGCATTCATCCCTTCTTTCAACCTTACAGTATAACTAGTACGAATGAACTTATTTTTGATTTTAGAAACTCTTTTTTCAATTTTTTTCATCCGTTTAAATAGTGATTTGTAATTGCGTAATTGGTAAGCTGTTTGGCATCTCAATATATCAATAAAAATCATCATTTCTTTCGAACTAACTTCATATCGTTTTTCTTCTAGCAAATCATCAAATTCATCTAAACTAAGTTTGTCAGCTTCCATGTTTCGACGATAAATCAAATCATATATTTCTATCCATTCATCATCGTCAGTTTCTAAGTATTTTTGCTCATTCTTTTCTTTTTCTTTCCGTTTTTGGTCGATTCTCTTTTTTTCTTTCACGATTAATTCTTTAAGCATTCCGAATTCTCCACGAAATGATAAATACTCCATAGCTTCTTTAACATTCTCGGGTTTAGCAAATTTCAAGTATTCCCTAACGATATCTCTACGAATAACATGATCTTCGTATAAATGTATTAAAGTTTTAGTTAAAAAACAAAAACTTATTTGTATATGGCCATTAAATATCCTTGAAACATTACCAGAAGATACTCCCCATAATTTAGCTAAATCTTCATTAGTGATTCCTACTGCGTACAAATCGTCATGAAGTTTGTTTAATAATACTTGCATTATTTTTTGTCCCCCTTTTGGACAAAAAAAGACACGCAAACCCTAATATTTTACATTTACAGGAAAACGTGCCACTCTTTTTTCTAAGTTGTGCTATAATATGTGTGTAAAGATCCGCGACAATGTTCCCTAGGATGGTAGGGGATAGTGTAAGAGTGTTACAGCACTACTTGCACCGTGGGTCTTTTTTCTTACGTCCGTTTTTTTTAGTTGCTTACATAATACCACAAATTTCCCAATATTCGGTCATCTGATTGTCAGAATTTTGTTGAGAAAGTTCGAAAACCGCAACGTATCAACGTTTTCTGACGAAATATGCAATTATGCATTTTTTTCATATTTTCATATTTCAATAACCTACGTACATATTTTACCACTAATCAAACATTTGTTCTATACATATTTTTATTGGTCGAAAACATGACGTTGTTTTATTTTACAGTCAGAGTATCGACCAATTATGGTATAGTGATAAGGCGATTATTATACTCAAACTATGAAAACTACAGTCGGACAGAATATTAAAAAGTTAAGAATGTCTTTTGGTTTAACGCAAGCACAACTATCAGACCGAACAGGTTTATCACGCGGACAGATTAAAAATTGGGAAACTGATCGGCATGAACCTGACTTACAAAGTCTTAAAGTTCTTGCGTCCTTTTTCAACACCTCCACAGACGCCCTTCTTAGCTTCGAGAGCAAGAAAGAAGATGAATTACTAGGATTACTATTCAATGACATCCAAAGAGCTTATGAGGAGCTGGACGGACGTCAACAAGGGCGTTTTGCAAAACAAGTTGCCCTTTACGTAAAAATGATACAAAACAATAAAGACATATTGTAATTATGTTGTGCATCTGTTGATTTAAGAATAAAAGAAAACATTTCCAATATCTAGAGGTAAAATTTGACATAATTTTACTAAATCGACCAGGAGAGCTTAGGCTCTCTTTTTTATTTGTCTGTTCGACAAAATGTGACAAAAAGGTGTAACTAGATTTGTTATGATGGATTGGAAATCTTACATTTTAAAAGGGGATATAACATGGCTAATCCAAAATATACTAAGATAGATGAACGATTTGGCGTTATTGAATACCCGGTTACACTTACTGAAATGGTTGAAATATCAAAGAATTTCCCAAAAACAGAACGAACATTTTATGAGTTTGCTTTTAACGCTTTAAAGAAAGTTATGAAATCTAAAGAAGCTATTCATTTCTTTGAAGTTGCTTATCCAAAATTAACGAAAAATGGATTTATTGTCGTTGGAGAACATAACCTATATTTAGTAATGATGAAAGGCGGATTTTTCGGAGGAGCTGAAGCTGAAGTAGTTAAATACAAAGATATTAAGAACGTAGACTTTGATATTGCTCCGAATTTATTTGGTGCATCCATTATGAACCCAGGTGTTATTTACTTAGAAACGAAAAAAATGTTAGGCACGAAAAAGAGATCTATCCATAATATTCCTGAATATAATATCGACGCTCTTTTAAAAGTAATTCGTGATAGATTGAAATAATTTTTAAATACTGGAGGCAGCAAATAATGCATAAAAAGTTATTAACATTTTTAGTGTGCAGCGCTTTGCTTATGGGATTAACAGCATGTGGATCTAATGAAAAGACTACAAGTGAATCAAATAAATCAGAGCCTACATATCAAAAAGAAAAAGAGCAGCCTAAGAAAAAATTAGCATTCAAAGATATGACTACTGATCAGTATCTACAAAACTATAATAAAATTAAAGATGAATTGGCTGGACAAGGGATTGAAATATTACCTTTTAATTTTGAGTATGAAGAAAGTGCAAAAACCCATAGATTTTATTACACAAAGGACGAAAATATGTCCAAAGAAGACGCTAAGTGGGTTAGCGTTCATTTAAGAAGAGACGGTAAAACAATTGATGGACTTATGTATAATGGAGCTCCAGAAATTAATACAATTAAAGCTATGGTAAAAGCCACTGGTATAACTTGGTCTGAAAAACTAGATAAAATGATCGAAGGAAAAGAATCTAATAAAGAAAAAGAAGAAATCACAGTTGATGGGGTAAGAATTAATATTTTTGGAAGTCCGACAGATATTACGGTCATGGTTGATTCTCCAAAGAGTCTGTAATGAAATACTAATTTGAATTATATTTCTCAATAACTAATATAGATAAATATGGTAAAATGGAAATCGGATGGGAGTCCATATACATATTGTTAAAATTAAGGTGGTTCAAATCGGAGAAGGGCACTCATGAGAGTGTCTTTTCTTTATGAAAAAATCCCCACACATTGTGCAGGGAAAGGAGTGAACCTTTTGGCTGGGTGACCACATTTATACTAATGTATTATTCCTCCACTAGCAAAACAGGAAAATAGCATTCTACACCTAATAAAATGACATTTTTATTTTTGTTCTATTAACTGAATTTGAAAAATATCTGAGTCTTTCAATCCCAGAACATTCAGCTCCTCTTTCATCGTTCTCCACAATTCAACTTTTATTGATTTTACACTTTTATCTCTCAATGTGTATTCTCTGATATATTGTATTTCTTGTTTCTTATTTCCTCTCACATTAGCACCCTCTTTTTTAAAAAATTTCACGTACTACATCTGTTTTGTTAAACCAATTTCGGATATAGGGCAAATTGTAACATTCCATAAACAAAACAAAAACCCCCTAAATAGGAGGTTCAGAATGAACTAGTTAACAACGCATATAAATACTGCTTTAAGAGACAGACCAGGTAACACTTTTATTTTTGCTAGGAAACAACAAATAATATTGGGGTAGCACCATCATTTCGCGGATTCTGTACGCTAAGGCTATAACCCTTGATATAACAAGGATTACGTAATAAGAACCGAAAACGGTCGTTTAAGCAACTTTATTTATATACATCAAAACTGACTGAAATATATTTAAAATCCAGTTCCAAAACTCATTACCAAAAACAAAGTTTTATATCAAACGTCAAATACCGTTTATGGAACTCTCTTAACGTACGGAAAAACCAAGTTTTTTAAATGAAAAATTCCTTAGCGTACGAAATTCGCGTTATGTTGGCGGGACCCCATATTGCTTTAACGGGACAGTCATTTAATTTTTATACTGTGTAAACCAAATTAATATAGGGGTAGCGTCAGGAAAATGAGCTTAGCGTTGTAAATCCGCATTTTCCTGACGCTACCCCATATATAACATTAGGTTTAAGACGAACTACCATGGGACAGTTTTAAAAAAAGAGTTGCGAGTACACATTAAAAAACAATAGATATCTAGCAAACACATATAACTAGGTTTAAAGCGAACTACTGTGGGACACTTTATAACTGTTTTATTAATCGCCCGATAACGGACTTTGATAAGCCTGTATATTCAACTAATTTTCGAATAGATGCATTAGGATAATCTTCTTTTGCTTTTTTAAGTATAGATAGCTTGTCCTGACTTTTTTCTTGTTCAGTCGCTAAGTATTCTTCACGTGTAGCTATACCTTTTTCGCGTCTTTTAATATGTTTTTTTTCTTTATCACGTCGATTTTTCTCTTTGGAATTAATTAAAGTGTCCATTTGTTCTAATTCTTCATCGGTCAATTCAATGTTAAGTTTTCTCATAATCGTTTCTGTTTTCATAGGTTTGATAATATTGTTTGGTAGACCATATCTTTTAAAATCATTTTTTGCTAATTCATCAAAAAAAGTCATAGCATCTTTGTATCCGTTTTTCGCTGTTCTTTCCACTACACTCTTTTTTTGCGGATCGTCTAGCTTATCATTCAGTTGGAACATCATTTCTAACGTCGCTGCTTGGTTTTTTACGATTAAAGCAGTTGTAAATGAATAAATATATGTTAAGTCGTTTCTGTTCTCTATATGACCATTTCTAAGCATTACAATCTTCTCTAAATCGGACTTTCTTTTTGTATTCAGACTGTAAAGATTCATCACACCTTTTTGAGAAGGTAATGTTGAAATCGAACCTTTCTTACTCGTTTTTGTTCGTCTTGGTCTTTTCTTCTCTAAAGGTGGAACATATTCATACAATTCCTGTAATTCGTGCTCACGTCTTGTCCAAATTTCTAACTCTATTTGCTTTCCAGTTTTGCTATGAGTCGTATATGGCATACGCAAGACCCTTGAAAGATCACTGCATGATCCATCGGCCCCTAATGGCATTAACATCTTTATGAAATGATTCGTTATGTATTGAGATAGAAACGCCATTTGTGGAGCAGCTCCACCTTGTACAGTGTAAATCAGCTGAATTCCTCTTCCGTACATTACAAGATTTGGACATGGTAACAATCCTTCAGCAATACAATCTTGTAAATTCCGAATCACGTATTCTTTTGAAATATCTAACTTATAAAAATCTAAATCTACGCCAATATTCCGTATTTGCTTTAAATCCGTCGCTTTCCTACTTCCAAATGTGAAACTATTCAGAGACAGATAAAAGTCCTTATTTGAAGGATTAGACATATTTGAAAGAGTTTTAACGTCGTTCGTGCCTATCCATAATTGTTTTTTCTCACTACCACTTAAATCTAATAATGCTATGTATCCACTTTTTTTATGTTCTGATAGGTAGCATTCATGCCACTCATCAATAAATACTTCCTGCGGCTTCCGAATCGCCACTGACATACAAATAGCCTCCTTATTCAAATAAAGGAAGCTACACAAGACACTTTTATACTTTACCTGCCTGTCTCTTTTTGCTATTATAAAGACAGACATTAAGTTTGTTCTGTGTAGCTCACGCTAATAGAACAACATTATTACCTTGTGTAACTTTTCAGAGAGCTTTATTCCCGCGGTCGCCAAACTTTAGGGATGAAGCTCTTTCTCATTTATTCGATTAATTTCTACATCAATTGTAATACAAGATTCATAGAGATACAACCAAGGGCAGGGAATGTGAAAATTCCTGTCCTTTTTTCTGTGGTTCTGTATTATAATCTATTTGTAATATAAAATGTACACATTTTTGTAATAAAAAAGAGGTATCATAATACTAGTAATAGAATTTATATTTATATCAAAGTTAACAGAAAAACTAGTATCAATTCTGAATTTATTATTAGTACTAACATTAGTACTAATAACGGTATCAATAATAATACTAGTACTGATACTGATTTTTATATTGAAAGGAGATTGAACTATGCCTGTTATCTGTGTTAACAACAACAAAGGTGGTAGTTTAAAGACTACAACAGCTGTAAATTTAGCTGGTGTTTTAGCAGGAAAAAAGAAGAAAGTTTTGATTATTGATTCTGATAATCAAGGTAATGTTGCGTTAAGTTTTGGGATGAATCCAGATCAATTTGAACTGACAATCTATGATGTTTTAATTGGCGATTGTAGCACAAAAGATGCCATTGTTAATGTACATAAATACATAGACATAATTCCATCAAATGATGATCTAGTCGGATTTGAATTTGAAGTCATTAGAAACATAGATAAATATATCAACCCGTTTTTATTAATGAAAGTTGCTTGTTCAGAATTAGAAAATTTATATGATTACATCATTATTGATACTCCACCATCACTTGGTTTGATGGTTGGTAATGCGTTCGCGTTCGCAGACGGTATTCTTATTCCATTTAACCCTGAACAATTTTCTATGCGCTCATTAGTAAAAGTTACAGAGACAATTAAAGAATTTAAAGAGCAGTACAATAACAAACTAAATATCCTTGGTGTTTTAGGAACATTAGTCGATTCAAGAACATCACTTCATTCTGATGTATTGCAATCCACAAGAAAGTACTGTTTAGAGAATGACATTAAAGTATTTGAAACTGTAGTCCCTCGAACGGTAAGACATGCTTCTTCTATTGCGTATGAAAGTGTTCCAGCAACGTTGTCAAAGAAATATAAAGAAGCAGGTAAATGCTATTTCGATTTATGGAAGGAGATTGAAGCAATTGGCGAAAAAGAACCGGCTCGTTGATTTTGGGAATGTGGCAACATTAAAAGATCAAGAAACCACTGATGTTAATAAAGATGTGAACATTAGTACTAATAACAGTACTAACATTAATACTGACATTGACACTAATGTTGTTATCAATGAAGATGTCAATAAAAGTACTGATACTAACATCAAAGATGATACTGAACTTAATATCAATAATAATAATACCGAAACTAACAAAGACACTGATACCAGTATTAATGTATCTAAGTTGTTAGAGAAGATTGCATCTAAAAATAATAAGCAAAAAAAGATACAAAGAAGTATCTATCTAAGTGAAGATATTTCAAAAAAATTCGATCGTTACGGTAAGAAAATGGGTAAAGGTGCAAAGAGTGATTTGATTGAAGATTTTTTACGTGAAGCTTTAAAAGATTTTTAAATAGAGGTGATTAAAATGGATATGTTGGAGATTGCAAAAAAAGCAAAAGAAACAAAGCCGAAATTCAAGAAAAATAAACCTACTTTTAAAACTCGTACTTTTAGAATCCGAGAGGATTTATTAGAAGCCATTGACACTCTTTATACAGAACATGGTGAAAAACAAGAACTGATTAATACTTTGCTGATAGATCATTTCGAAAAGTTGAGCGCTGATTTGAAGTGATAATTCATTACTAAATAGGAGTGGTATCTTTGGAGAAGACTAATAATTCATTTGTAGTAACTGTAAAACCTATTATCGATAACTTAGACGTAACGGAATCAGTTGAAAAGGATAGCAAAATAGAATCAAAAGACCATGTTAATACTGTTATTGAAAATGATGATGTATTGGGCTTCTTAAATACTTCGAAAAAGAAAATATTAGTTGGTTTTCACTTAGAGGAAGACATCAACAAAGTCATTAAAAAAGTATTAGGTGAAAATCCAGAAAAAGGCGCACAGTCAGAATTAGCAAATAGAATATTCCGTGACTTCTTTGAAAAGAGAGGATTGCTATAAAGCCATGGTTAGAATGACTGGAAAGGAGATTGATTAGCATGCCATTTGTAATACGTGGTGAAGGATTTATTCTTGAAAGTTGTGAAATCGGTCAAGAAGGAAAAGAATTGGAGTTTGAAACATATCAAGAAGCGTTAAATGCACTGGACTTAATTCAGTTGCCTCAGCGAGATGCAGATTTAGAGATACTAGAACTAACAGCTTGTGAAGAATGTCATGGTCAAGGTGGTATTATTATCTCAATTGATGAAGGAATAGTTGCTGACTGCCCCATTTGTAATGGGAGAGGAAAAGTTGAAGAAGAATAAGAAAACTAGCCGACTTATAAGAGCCGGCTCCTTTGCATTTTACTCGTATTGGTAGAACCATCCTTTGCCGTCTAACCATGCAGTCAACTTATCAAGGTCACTTCCGAGTTGTCTTGATGTACGTACTGAAAAGATTCCTTCTTGCTTACCTTCAATATGGATGTCTGTCGGGTACCCTAAACCGTCCAATACTTGAGCTACTTCAAGCATCTTATCGAATCCTACTCCGCCAGTTGCTACTAGTTTCATACCGTTGTCCATAATTGTAATACCCTCCTGTGATTGAATATTTTGTCCTGTGATAGCTTCTGCTACTGCCTTTGCTGCTTTATCAAAGTTCGCACGGAATTTTCGCATATCATTCTCATTGTCTACAAAACAGATTTCAGGTAATAACCCAGTTTTCGTTTTATTAATCCAACCTAAGTCCGTTGAAAATTTGATTCCACGATCTCTTAATCCAAAAGCATCAGCCATTGCTTTAGAAATCTTGGCAGCTAGTTCTCTATCACCATATAAAGGATGCAACCAAACTTCGCATCCGGTACCACCTGGTGTAGCATTTAAATGGAATTGTAAATCAACATTACTGTCTTTCACACGCAGATGATTATTAGCCGCGTTATTCCAAACATCATATTTTGTTGTCCCTACTTCATCAGAACAATTCACATATTTCCATCCTGCTGCTTGTACATATTTAGCAACAGCATCTAAGAAACGTCTATCTTCCACATGTTCTATCCCATAGATACTATCCGCACCTGGCACAATTTTGTTATGACCACCTGAACCAGCAAAACAATCCATTACTCAACATCTCCTTTTAATTTAATAAAAAAGAACGATGTTTTTAACACCGCTCTTAAGCTTGTACAACATTTTTAATTGTTTGATGTGTCTTTGGTATCCGTAAACCATTTGCCAGCAGCAGGATTAGAAATAACCCCACAAGCAACTAAAATAACTAGAATAATATCGACATATTCTTGATATCTTCCTGCGTTAAATTGTGGAATCGTATCCATTAGCACCATCCCCAGTAATGCAAAAAGGGCAACCCATAACCCACGATTTTTTAATTTATCTCGCATTCTTTTCATCTTCCTTTCTAGAATCAGATCTTTTAATTTTTGCTTCAATTTCACTCGCTACACTTTCAAGTAGCCATGTTGGAATCCATTTATCCCACCCAATACGTACACAATTCGCTGTGAAACTATTAAAAATGTGGTAAATCAATCCGCCAGTTACCATGTAAAAAAAGAAATCTGGTAATTTAAAAGCGATATCAAACATATGAGCCAAACAAGGCAACAAAAAAAGCACCACGGTGCGCGCAATGCCTTCAATTCCATATTGACTTGAATAAGTACCATCCAATTTTGATGCTTTACTGCCAGTAATCCAGTCTAGTCCAACAACCATCATCAGAATAGAAACCCAAATTAAATTCGTTTTGCCATATACCAGACTCAAAAATGTTCCCAATCCACCGCTAATTACTGATGCGATTTTGAATTGTATAGAAGTGAAAATGTCGCTAATATCAATACTTTTTAGAAGAGCATTCATTCTATCCATACTTCACCCCCTTTCAAGACAAAATAAAAAAAGCCTACTGTTGTACGCTTTATACAATGTTACCCATTATTACCCCTTGAACAATCATAACACGATGACCTGCTACTGGTTTATAACTTCCTATATAAGGATAGGCTTTAACAGTAGGAGCAGTTGAACCATCTATTATAACTGTAGGCCTCCCTCCATTATAATCTTGAGGTATCTTACCAAATCTAATACTAACTGTTGGGGATTTATTATCCATCATATCTAAAAAAGAATTTACATCAATCATATATTAACAACTCTCCTTGCTTCATGTGTCATTTCTCCACCGTGTGTTAAACTCATTGACCATGCTGTCTCCGAAAACTTCTCATTTATGCCTAATTTGCTGTAGTCTATCTGTAGAATATCTTGGTAACCATGGATAGGCATAAGCGCAGTTTTGAATTTAACTTTCCCGAATACTTGCGAAGCTTTATCCGCTATCTGTTTAGTGTAAACATCTAATGCAGCTTGGTCTGCCATATCCTCTACTTCTCTATAGTCTACTATCGTACGTCCACGGTTAACTGTACTAGTAGGTGAATCAGGATTGTCGTTAGTATACACAGAACGTAAAGGCTTTTCTTCTGCATTCGTTTTAACGATAACCCAACGATTAGGTGTTTTATAGATATCTAGTTCTTCTTCCATTCCATTGTAGATGATACTTAGTTCATCATCTTTGTAAGTATATTCAGGAGATAAAACAGATGGTGAGATGTATTTATGGCTAGTAAAGAATCCATTCTCATCTACAAATATAGGTGTGAATCCTATATTTGTAAGTAGGCTATTGATTATTTTCATCTTAGGTGTCCCGATATCAAACTGGATATCTCTTGTTAATACTTTATCTGTATCATCTATAATATAATCTGTAATACCTGCACTCTTAAGAACATTTATAACGGCTTGTTTATAGTTTGTTCCTGCTGTTACTGTATAGATATCGTCTACGAAATCGTCTATCAATATGATACTAGGATCGTAGGCCTCAACGTCTCTCATAACTACGTTCTCATCATCTGCTCGTGTAGGGCTTGATAGTAAGAAAATACCCAACGGAAAGTCGATGAAAGTCTTCTTAAGATCAATGCGTGCTTTAAGTTTAACTGCAAATGGTTTACCTTGTGAAGTCTCAATGTACTCACCATCAAAGCTACTATCATGGACAGTATACCAATTCTTCCCGTCATCTGATATTTCTAGTTTAGATTCATGGTACAGTCTATCATCTGCAAAAGAGTGC